TACGTTCTAATTGAAATCAATACATCAGAACAAGTCGCAGAAATTCTTTATAGCGAATATGAATATGAAAATATCATATCTGTTTCCAGAACAACTCAAGGACAAGTCGTTAACGGTGGCTTTGGTAACGGCAAAACACAACTTGGTGTTATCACAGACAAAAAAGTAAAACGTATTGGATGTTCAAACTTTAAATCAATGCTTGAAGAAAAGAAACTTCTAATTCATGATGCAGACACAATCTCAGAAATCTCAACATTCATTCAAAAGCGTGACAGCTTTTCTGCCGATGAGGGATATCATGATGATTTAGTAATGCCTCTAGTGCTATTTTCATGGCTCACAACAAACTCATACTTCAAAGAATTAACAAACATAAACATCAGAAAAGAATTATACGATGCTCGCATTAAGATGATTGAAGATGAGATCACACCTTTTGGCTTTATAAATACGGGAAAAGAAGAAACGCAATTTGTCGATTCTGGTGGGCAAGTATGGGATACAGCAAGCACACACAAAAGCGATTTTTTATAAATAAATTGAAGTAAACTCAAATATAAAATTATTATAACAAGGAGAATTCAATGGCTATTAGTCTAATTTCACCAGGAATCAAGGTCACTGAACAAGATTTAGTATCTTCCCAACCCGTAACTGCTTCTACTGCTGGCGGATTTGCTGGTCAGTTCCGTTGGGGACCAATTGAATATCCAACACTAGTAACTTCTGAAACTGATCTAGTCGGAAGATTTGGAAAACCAAATGCGACTAACATTGTTGATTTTCTTTCAGCAGCTAACTTTCTAGGATATTCTAATCAACTATTCGTTGTTAGAACAGCAAACACACCACTAAATGCTACTGCAGAAGCAACAACAGGATCTGGTACATCTGGTACTGGAATTCTAATCAAGAATCAAGACGTTTATTTGAATACTGTTTCATTTAACGTCGGACCATGGCTAGCAAAGTATGCTGGTGCATTAGGAAACTCAATTAAAGTTTCTATTTGTCCAAGTGCAACTGCATGGTCATCAACACTAACTGGAACATTTACAGTTGATACTGGTGGAACATTAGTTGTGGGTTCAGGTTCTGCAGCTAATACAGAACTAACAATTGGTGACTATGTTACTTTAAATGGACGCACAATTAGAGTTTCCAACACAATCAATGCGAATGCGTTTAGTCTATCAACAGCACACTTGACTGGTGCAACAGCTGCAACAGCAACTCGTAGATGGGAATACTTTAGCGAGTTTGACTCAGCTCCAGGAACATCGACAATGGCTGGATTGCAGGGCGCATCGAACGACGAAATGCACGTTGCAATTGTTGACGAAGAAGGTGACATTACTGGTACAGCTGGAACAGTTTTAGAGAAGTTTGGTTATCTATCAAAAGGATCTAATGCTAAATCAGACAATGGCGGCACAAACTACTATAAAACAGTTATCAATGATCGTTCACAATATGTTTGGTGGGCGGCGCATGACAATGCTGGAACCAACTGGGGCAATGCGTTCGTCACATCTGGCGCAGGGGTTACATATACAGCAGTTACTAAACCAAAGACTTATTCTTTAGCTGGCGGATCTGACGGCAACACAGTAACTGATGGTGATCGTACAACAGCGTTTGGAAAACTTTCAAACAAGCAAGAAGTTCCAGCAACAATTATTATCGCTGGTCAAGGAAACGCTTCTGTTGTTAACAGAATCATCTCTGACGTTGCTGAAACAAGAAGAGACATTGTTGCATGTATCTCTCCACTAAGAGCAAACGTTGTAAACAATGCTGGATCTGAAGCAAGCGCAATTGCAACATGGGCGGACACAATCACACGTTCAACATATGTAGTTGCAGATAGTGGATGGAAATATCAGTACGACAAATACAATGACACATATGTTTATGTTCCATTGAATCCAGATACTGCTGGTATCATTGCTAGAAATGACGCTACAAGAGATCCTTGGTTATCGCCTGCTGGGTATGCAAACGGCGGTGTTCAGAATCTAGTTAGACTAGCATTTAATCCAAATCAAGATGAGCGCGACACACTTTATAAGACTGCAGTCAATCCTGTGTTTACGCAAGTTGGTCGTGGAACTGTTCTATTCGGTGATAAGACTTTCACAACAAAGCCTGTTTCAACAAATAGAATCAACGTTCGTAAATTGTTCATTGAATTACAAAGAACAATTTCCGATGCAGCAAATGCAGTTCTATTTGATCAGAATGATGAAACAACAAGAGCATCATTCGTTAACTTGATTGTTCCTTATCTAAGAAGTGTACAAGCTAGAAGAGGTATTACAGCATTTAGCGTGATTTGTGACGAAAGAAACAATCCTCCAACTGTTGTAAATAATAATGAATTTATTTGTGACATTTACGTTCAGCCAATTCGCTCTGTTAACTTTATTCAGCTTAATTTTGTTTCCGTTGCAGGAACTGTTGCGTTTACCGAAGTGACTGGCGGATAAATATAGCATATAAACACAACGGAGAATAAAATGGCATTCACCAGTTTAGAAAGATTAAAATCAGCGATTGCTACTGGAGCTAGATCAAATCTATTTACAGTTACTTTAGCAATCCCAGATTTAAATGACAATGGTTTGATAGAAAAGTTCCAATATTTGTGTAAAGCGGCGCAGCTTCCTGGATCGACTCTAGGAGCGATTGAAATTCCATTCGTTGCTGGTCGCCGCTACAAACTTGCTGGAGACAGAACATTCTCCGATTGGACAACTACAATCATGTCCGATCAGAATCAAAAAATTAGAAAGTCGCTAGAAGATTTGCAAAGACTATATGCGCCAACTAATCTTGGTGATGTAAATGCATATGCATCAAGAACTGGCGCTACTGATTCTGATTTTGGAACTATCACAGTAACTCAATTTGATTTAAGTGGAACTGCAGTATATAAATGTGAACTAAGAAACGCTTGGCCAAGTGATATTTCGACAATCGATTTATCATATGACTCTACAGATACACTTGAAGAATTTACATGTACTTGGTCATACGATTATTTTGTTTATACTGAACTATAATAAAAATATCAAAATAAGGAATAATCATGGCCTCATTTTTTAATATCTCAAGTTTTAGAGCTGCACTTAGTGCTGGAGCAAAACCAAATCTATTTTCAGTAGATTTGAGATTGCCTGCTGGAGTTGCTGATACTGGAAATGCTATTGCGAGCAACTTTACAGTTCTATGCAAATCTGCAGCAATTCCAGCATTGTCTGTTGGAGTTATCGAAGTTCCGTATAGAGGAAGAAGAATTAAACTTCCTGGTGATAGAACTTATGGCGATTGGACAGTCACAATCGTTAATGATAACAAACAATTGATGCGTAAAGCATTTGATAGATGGTTGAAATACATCAACAATCCAAACGCTATTGAAGACATTCGTACTACACAAAATATTGACTATAAAGTTTCTGTTGACATTGCACACTTAAAAATTAATGGTAAAGCGAGCCGTAGATATAAATTAGTTGACGCTTTTCCTGTAGATGTTTCAGCAATCGATTTGTCGTATGACACAACTGATGCAATTCAAGAGTTTACAGTAACATTCATGTATAACCACGTTTTATTTGGTGATACTGCAGCAAATATTGATGCTGATGCACCAGCGGTGCCAACAACAACATAATATTCGTTCCAATATGAATTTTACGCATACATAAATAAATGCGTAATAGTGTCGGAATGGGGGCTATTATGCCCCCGTTCGTTTTTTAGGAATAAAAAATGGCCATAAAACTTTTCGGATATAAGATCGGCAAAGAAGATGCCGAATCAGAGAAATTAAAATCGTTCGTTCCAGCTAATGATGATGATGCATCAGTATCGATAGCTGGAGGCGGAGTATACGGTACATATATTGATTTAGAAGGTCAGATCAGATCTGATGCTGATTTAATTAAAAAATATCGCGAAATGGCACTTCAACCAGAATGTGATACTGCTATTGAAGACATTGTTAATGAATCTTTAGTGTTTGAAGATGGAGACTATCCAGTTCAAATTATTTTAGATAAACTAGAACAACCAGAATCAATCAAAAAGAAAATCCGTGATGAATATTATTTCATTATGAAACTTCTTGATTTTAATAATCAAGGATATGATATTTTCCGTAGATGGTATGTTGATGGTAGACTTTACTATCACATGGTCATTGATGAAAAGAATCCTAGAGCCGGTTTAAAGGAAGTTCGTTATGTTGATCCTAGAAAGATTCGTAAAGTTAGAGAGCAGAAGAGAGACAAGAATCTAATCAATGTAAATGCACTTCCTTCACAAAATTATGTAGATTATTATATTTACTCGGATAAAGGTTTTGCTAGAGATGGATCTCAAGGCATTAAAATTGCTTCTGATGCTATTTGTTATACAAATTCTGGAATTACAGATAAAGATGGTAAAGTCATCATTTCTCATTTGCATAAAGCAATCAAGCCACTAAATCAATTAAGAATGCTTGAAGATGCAACAGTCATCTATCGCATTTCAAGAGCACCAGAACGTAGAATTTTTTATATTGATGTTGGAAATTTACCAAAAATGAAGGCTGAGCAATATCTTCGCGACATTATGCAAAGATATAAAAACAAGATTGTGTATGATGCACAGACTGGCGAGATTCGTGATGATAGAAGATTCCAAACTATGCTTGAAGACTTTTGGTTGCCAAGAAGAGAGGGTGGTAAAGGAACTGAAATCACAACTCTTCAGGGCGGTCAAAATCTAGGTGAGATTGAAGACGTTCTATATTTTCAAAAGAAAGTATTTAAAGCATTAAATGTTCCTATCTCAAGATTAGATGCAGAGAATGGATTCTCTTTGGGTAGAGCGTCAGAAATCACAAGAGATGAATTAAAGTTTTCAAAATTTATCAATCGTTTACGTTTGAGATTTTCACATTTATTTGACAAAATGCTTGAAACACAATTGTTGCTAAAGGGTATCTGTACTCGTAAAGAATGGCAACAAATGAAAGAAGAAATTTCTTATGATTATCAATCAGATTTGCATTTTGCAGAACTTAAACATGCTGAGATTCTAAAAGAAAGACTTGGTTTGTTAGAAGCAATCGATCCATTTGTTGGAAAGTATTTTTCAGTTCGTCATATTCGTAATAAAGTGTTGCAACAAAGCGAAGAAGATATTAAAGAAATTGATAAAGAAATGGAAGAAGAAGCTGCAGAGCAAGAAGAGAATACTCCTCCTCAGGAAGAAATGCCTCAAGAAGCACCACCAGCACCAACATCCCATCAGGTTAATATTAAAGTAAAAGGCGAAGAGTATGAAAGAGAAATTGATGATTCTGATCAAAAAGAATTATCAAAATCAATGACAAGATTTTTTGATACTTTAGTTGAAGAGGCTAGGGGTGACAACAAAGAGTAATTCGCAAAAGGATATTATCAGCGAAGCACTTTCTGTAGCAACATCAGTTGCTTATACTAAAAAAGAAATTCAGAAATTAAAAAAAGAATTTTTTAATTTCGTTGAAGAAAAAAGTAAAGAACAGAAAACTCTCGTTGAGTATGTCGAAGGTCCACAAGGAGAACGGGGTATCGTTGGTCCTCGTGGATTCATTGGTCAGACTGGTGCTCAAGGTCCAGTTGGTCCAAAGGGTGACACTGGCGAACAGGGTCCACAAGGTGAAAAAGGCGACACTGGTGAAGTTGGTCCTCAAGGATACTTGGGCGCTACTGGTCCTAAAGGCGAACGTGGAGAAAAAGGCGATCAGGGCGACAAAGGTGATCGCGGCGAACAGGGAATTCAAGGCGAACAGGGTATTCAAGGTCCTGCTGGAGTAGACGGCAAAGATGGTTCTGCTGGAAAAGATGGTCGCGACGGAATCAATGGCTTACCTGGACGCGACGGCTTAGATGGTAGGGATGGTGTTGATGGTAGAGATGGTGCACAAGGAAAAGACGGAAAACCTGGCGCACAAGGAGCAAAAGGTGAGAAGGGAGACATTGGTCCAACAGGTGCACAAGGACCTCAAGGAGAGCAGGGTCCACAAGGTGAAAGGGGCGATCCCGGTCAAGATGCTGATGTAAGAGTAGTAGAAGAGCAAGTCAACAAATTCAAAGAGTTTCTACTACAGGATGTAAATCAATACAAAAATAAAGTTAATGCGATCATTGGTCAAGGATTCGGTGGCGGATCTCATGGTGGTGGTGAAGTTAATCTACGCTACTTAGACGATGTTGATAGAGATAGCATTACTGATGGTTATGTTTTATCTTATAATGAATCAACAAAAAAGTTTGTTTTTGTAGAACAAACTGGTGGTGGTGGAACAATAGATTTATTTGCTAGAACAAGAGCAAACACTGCTTGGTACACAGCAAACTCAGCATACTTACAAGCCAATAGCGCATATTATCAAGCGAATCTTGCTTTTGATTTAGCAAATAGCAAGACATATACGTTTCATCAAAACACAGCACCAACAACTGCAAATATAAACGATCTTTGGGTAAACACAGATACAGCATTCGTATATTACAACTTCGGAAATACTTCATATCCTATTTGGGGAGAGTTTGGTCCAACTGGAACAAGCACTGGAGGAAATACTACATCATCAAACACAGAAACATTAAACTCTGTTACCACTCGAGGCAATACAACTAACAATGCAATCTCAGTATTAGCAGTAAACATTCCCGTTGGTTCTCTTTTGAGCGGTTCTGATAGTATTATTGCTAGTATTTTAAATGAATCGTTAAATGCAGTTTTAGAATATGGCAATACTGCAAATTTAGTCATTGGTAACTACGGATTAACAAATGGTATCACTGGTGTTCCTTATGTTGTATATCAATTAAAAAATATTCCAACGATATCTCTTCAAGTTGGAGACATTGTTGGTGGTGCATCTATTCCAAGCAATAGTGCAATTTTAGCAGTAGGTACTGGTGCAAACGCAAACGTCATCATAACAAATACAAATTTTGCACCGTCAGCACCAATTCCACCATCCAATACAGTATTGACTTTTGCTAGACAAATTGTCAATGCTGGACTATCAATTTCTACTCTAGCAAATACTGATATTACATTGAATCCTGGTGCTGGCGGTTATATTGTTCCTCACTCAGATATTATTCCATATACAACAAATATATGGTCACTCGGAACTCCTGCAAAACGATTCAAAGAAATTTGGCTTGGCGCAGGCACTATCTACGTTCAAGATGAAACATTAGGTAATGACCAAGCACTTGGCGCTAAAGATGGAAACTTCTACATCAAAGGCGGTGCTGGACTTGAAGTTGGTGAATTCACACTTTTAGACAATCAAATAAAAATTGCTAATAATGCAAGAGACATGATTGTTGGTACTATTGGTGCAACAGCAAATGTTGTATTCAATCGTGCAATACAAGTAAATACTGCTAATGGTTTTAATAGTTTTTCTATTACCAGAAGTGGTCGTGTTCAAGTTAATGTGCCAAATATTCCAGCAGGAGATTCCGGAGGATTAAATATTGTTGGTAGTGCTAATGGGGTATATCAACCAGTAACATCTGCTGGTGGTATGTTACATATTACTGGAAATGATGGTGCAGCTACAAGAGTAAGTTTAGATAATTATAGCGCAAATAGTGCTGCAAGTTTTAACGCTTTAGTTGCTCGTCAAGCAAGAGGCACATCAGACAATCCTTTAGCTACAGAAGCTAATGATACTCTTTTTAGAATAGTAGCTAGTGGTTGGAGAGAAGACACTGGATTTGGTGGTGTTACTGCTGGACAAAGTCCATCAAGCATTGATATAGTATCACTTGAACATACTACATTGGCCACAAGAGGATCAGCACAAAGATTCTATAATGCTCCATTAGGATCAAATACCAGAAATTTTTCATCACAAATAGATAGCACTGGTTTAAGTTTTGTTCAACCAACTGGCAACATATTTAATGCTAATATTGGTATTACATTTAATGATGGTACAAGACAGATTACTGCCGCAAATAATGCGGGCTATGCAGTCAATACAACTGTTAATACAATCTGGTCAACTACTAATACTGCATACTCTACTGCAAATTCAGCATGGACAACTGCTAATACACAATCAGATTGGAACGTTTCTGATACTGCTAATGTAGCGTATATTAGAAACAAACCAACACTTGTCACAACACTTGATGGATTGAGTGATGTGACAGCTCTAAGTCCATTGAATGATCAAGTTTTAACATTTAATACTGCAACTGGTCAATGGATTAATCAAGCAATTGGTATCTCTGCTAACAATCTAACGACAGGCTATTTTGGTTCGTTCTATTACAACGGCGCAAACGTTGCAATGTCAAACACATCACTCGCATATACTGTTCCTATTACAGGATCATATGGTGGTACGAATGGCGTAACTACTGGCGGCAATAATGATATTTTGATTGCTCATGCAGGAAATTATCACGTTGAGTATTCCATTCAGTTAGAAAACAGCGGAAATCAGTCTGATGACGTTGATGTTTGGGTTCGAGTGAATGGAGTAAACTTAGCAAATACGGGTAGCAAGTTTACCGTTCATAAAAAAGAAAATAGTAATGAGCCTGGAAGTCTTATTGCTGTCACGCCATTTTTATTAACTTTGAATGCTGCCGATAGAGTTCAGTTTGAGATTGCATCCACTTCAGGTATTACAAAGATAGCATCATATCCTGCACAAATTAATCCAGTGATGCCCGCAATACCTGCCGTTATTGTCAACGTTCAGCAAACATCATCTATTGTTATTCCAAACGACATTGCCGGTACTGCAAATAATGCAAATTATCTTGGCGGCTATTCGGCTAATTCATACATAAAGTTAAGCACACTAAAATCAGTAGTGGCCAACAGTACTAGTTTTGCTGATTTTCAAACAAGAATAGCAAACCTATGATAGGTATATAAATTCATGGCACTTAATTTTCCAATATCACCAACGTTAAATCAGACCCACACAGTCGGCACAAAGACGTGGAAATGGAATGGATATGCTTGGGATCTTCAATTACAAGATTCTGCATCATCAAATAATTTATCGTATGCTTGGTCTACTGCTAATGCAGCATATTCTCAAGCAAATACTGGAACATCATTAGCACAAGCAGCATATGATTATGCTAACACTTTAGTATTATCTGGTGGCACATTAGATCAATTTGCTAGAAATACTGCAAATTCTGCTTGGTCTACAGCCAATGCTTCATACACTCAAGCAAATACTGCTACTACTAATGCCGCCACAGCAAACAATCAAGCGGCAGCTGCATTCTCTACAGCAAATACAGCAAATGCAAAAGCACAAGCCGCTTACGATTTTGCCAATACAATTGTAAGTGATACTCAGATTGATCCATTTGCTAGAAGTCAGGCGAACAGCGCATTCAATCAAGCAAACACAGCAACATCTAATGCTTCTACTGCAAATGATAAAGCGCAAGCGGCATATGATTACGCAAATACGATTGTTGTGCCTAGTTTGAGTGGATATGCAACTAATACTACAGTTAATTTAGTTTGGTCTACCGCTAATAGCGCATACGAACAAGCCAACACAGCTACTAACAATTCTTCTACCGCTAACAATATTGCATTAAGTGCTTTCAATCAAGCAAATACTAGTTCTACAATAGCAAATAATGCTTACGCACAAGCAAATACCGGAACTGCACTAGCTAATAGTGCATTTTCAACTTCTAATGCAGCATATGCTCAAGCAAATACTGGAACATCATTAGCTAACAATGCATATTCAACAGCAAATGCTGCTTACGTTCAAGCTAATAATGCATCATCATTGGCGCAAGCAGCTTATAATGCTGCAAATAATGTTGTATTGTACGATCAAGATTTAAACACTTCTAATTCAGTTTCTTTTGCTGAATTAACAATAACTGGGAATACAAATTCTCAAAACATTATACCAACTTCAAACAATGTTTATAGTTTAGGTCTACCGAATTTTAGATTTAAAGATATCTATGTCGGCACAAGCATTTATTTGGGCAATGTGACTATTACAGAAACGTCATATTCAAATTTAAATCAAAATGTATATAATGCATACAATCAAGCAAACGTAGCATATGTTCAAGCAAACAATGCATTTAATCAAGCAAATACTGCACTTTCTGTAGCACAAGCTGCTTATAATCAAGCGAATACTGGAGGTGGGGGAACCTCAACTGGTGTAGTTAAAACTTATAACATTTTAAATGACTTTTCAGCTCCTTTACTTGGCACTCAAATTTTTGTTCCAATTCAATCCACAACAATTACTAAAGTTCAAATCACAAATGGCGAAGTTGCTGGTGTTGATATTATGTTAGGACTATATAAAAATAATGAGTTAATCACATTTTTAACTCTACCATCTGGTAATATATCAACAACAATAACAGGTTTAAGTTTCTATATTCAAACTAATGATTATATTACGGTGAACGTTGTTTCGGGATCGGGTAAAAATTTAATGATGACTATCTTTGACGATTAATAATTATAAATAAAGGAAACATAACTGTAGATTAAATGAATCGATTTTATAAATACAGCATGAATTTGAAAAAATCTAGTAAAAAATTAGGAGAGCATTTACATGGCAACAATTAACGAACTTGGTAGAAATAGCGCATCTATCACATATGGTGGTACAGGAACAGGCGCCGATCTTTGGCCAACATTTGCACTCGTTGATCAATGGCTAAGAAACGACACATTGCAAGGAACTGCGACAGCAGCATCAACAACAGTAACAGGAGTTGGTTCAATTTTTGTCACACAAGTTCGCGCTGGTGATGTAATCATGATTGCTGGACAAATGAGAACTGTGGCAAGCACTCCGACTAGCGACACATCATTAAGTGTAACTGTTGCATTTAGCCCAGCAATTACGGTTCCAAGCGCAATTAAAGTTATCAATACGACATTGACTGGAACTTCAGACACAACTACAATTCGTGATAATACTTTTGGTACAGTGTCAGTCACAAACGGCTCGAAAAACATTGTTGGAGCAAATACTTATTTCTTATCAGATGCTACTAACTCCGTAACTGCAGTACCAATGACTGGTACAGTTTCTTTAACAAGTGGCTCAAACACATTAACTGGATCATCAACATCATTTACAACTGGACAAGGAACCATTAATGGACTTTATCCCGGTGATTCAATTACAATTGTTTCAAATGGTGCAACTTATTTCTTTACAGTCGATAGCGTCACAAACGATACTACTGCTGTTCTTACATCAAATGCTAGTGCAAACGTATCTGGTGGTGTAATTACAAAAGCTACAAATGGTGTTGCTGGTAGAACTGTTAATATTAATGGCAGAATTCGTCAAGTTGAATCTATCTCGACAAATTCATTAATGGCGGTAACGGTTCCAATGGATTTTACCGATAGCAATCTACGCTATAAAACATATGCTCGCGGTACTGTAGCAAACGCACTTTCAAACACACTCATTCAATCGACTAGTGTAACATCAAGTGGAACAACATTGACTGTTGGTGGTACGGTAACTGGTGTTATTCAAGTTGGTGCAGTTTTAGGTGTACCAAGTGCTGGAACTGGAACTCCTATTGCAGGAACAACAATTGTTGAACAAGCATTTGGTGCTACAGGTACAGGTATTGCAACAACAACTGCAACAGGAACAAGTGGTGCAAATACTGTCACTCTAGCATCAGCAACAGGCGTTCTTGTTGGTCAATTGATTTCTGGTAATGGTGCTACTGTTGCTGGTATTGCAAATAGCACATATGTTACATCGATTTCTGGCACAACTATTGGACTTAGTAAAAATCTTACTGGAAATCTTTCTACAACATCGGTTTCTTTATTTACTCCTGGTGGTGCAGGTGTTTATACGATTAGTCAGACACCCACAATCGCATTTTCAGGACCAGCAACTGTACCATTTAGTACAATTATTGGAACAGGTGTAAACTTTGCTTGGGACATGGTTACTGGGGATCAAGTTTGGATTGGTGAAGAGTTAAGAACACTCAATTTTGCAAGTAATGGCACTGGTATTCAAAATAATATTGCTGGTAATCCAATCAATTTAGCATATACGACAGACTATTCTGGATATGCTGCTACACCTGTAGGTTTAATTCGTCAAGTTCTACAAGGTATTACATATCGTAGAGAAGATAGTTATATTAATGGTTTAGGCACCTCTTTTACAACTGAACTTCGTGTTGGTGACGAACTAATTATTGATGGCAGTGAAGTCACCGTTACACAGATTCTAAGTAATACTAGATTTAGAATTAATCAAGATTTTACTCATAGTCTTTCAACATCATCGACTTTCTATAAGAAAAAGAAAATTCATGGTTACGTTTTAGAAGGTACAAGAGATGGTGGAACAGTTGCTCCTGCTGGTACCAACTTACCAGGAACTAAGTGGAGTCAAGCAACAACAATGCTTGCAACTGTACATCAAACTTATCCGATTGGAACAAATACTTTAACAGTGGCTTCTGCACCAACAGTTGGTCTATATAACTTTATTAAGATCTCTGGAGCAGGCGGACCATCAGTAGTATTAAGTGGTACTATTACAGCTTCTGGAACTACAATAACTGGATCTGGAACAGCATTCTTAACTCAACTTCACGTTGGTACAGAAATTTATGCAGCTGGACAATATCTTGTTGTTACAGCAATTGCATCGGATACATCTGCTACAGTTCAACAATCAATGGCTGCTATTGCTAATCCTGTTCCTTTCTCAAGAACAGTTCCGCTATACACATATATTGCTGCAATCGCTGGTGCCATTATTACACTTGGACACCCACTAAAAAATACTATTTACGCAACTACAACAAATCCAGCACTCGTTTACACATGTAACACTGGAGGAGACTTTATTGAATATGTTTATTCGTGTCCGAATAAGTCTGCAGAAGCGTCTACAACGTTATTCAATACAAGTTTAGATAGAAAATACGTTGGTTTCCGTTTCTATCCATTGATGCAAAACGTTGTTGTACAATCAGGATCAGTCATAACGGGATATCATCCACAATCAGCTGCGACAATTGCTACAGCACTTGGTGGATGGAACACTCCAGTTTATGAGCGTTGGGTTGCAGCACATGGACAAACAAATGGTGTAGGTATTAATCTTGCAGACTGTTCTGGCGGAACTGTAGCAATTGGTTCACAAACAACAACTACATTTACTTTAGCAAACTTAATTGCTGGTAGTATTACTGTTCCAACAACATCAGCGCAACATCCCCCAACATCATTAGGTTTTGCGAATAACACTATCACATCTTCTGGTGGCACAATCAACCAAGGTACTTCAACATATGCTGGTCCCACATCACTCACGATTGGTGCATCAAGCGTAACTATTGGTGCTATTGGTACTGCGTTTGATACTCAAGTTGGTTCACAAACTACTGGCGGCTTCTTGTATCTCTTTGCAAATCCAAGATACTTTATTCTTCAAGGTAAGAGTTTTTCGAACGTACCAACAAACTGGATTGGTTGTGTTGAATTTGAAAGAGCGCAGCCAGAAGATACTGGTAATGGACTTGGAACAACTTCTGGTGTATCTTACAATACATTCAGCTTGACAGCAATTGCTGGTGGTTCACAAACATTCCAAGGTATGGGCGCATCTGCGGTTTATGGTACTCCTAACATTTCTCCATGGCCATGCTTCGGTTATGTTAATGGTGCTAGATTCCCTGTTGGTGCATCTCAGTATCCGACATTACCTAACCCTGGTAATGCACCAGTTCACGGAAACGTTATCTCGGTACCAAGAGTAAGAAACTCAGCAACTGATTTGGTTGGCGTAAATGCTCACACATATAGTGCTTTGACAATTACTACAGGTCGTTGGGGACACCAAATCGAATTTGGCGCTACTGGATCATATGTAAGTCCTGGCACACCTTCAGGCAGCGCATTGATTGCTCAACCAGTCGATATGATTCCACAAATTCATATGGGTCAGATTGTACCAACATTCACAAACGTCTACAATGCTAAACGTTTCATGTTTAGTCCAGTGGTCGTTCTAGGACCAGCATATGATCCTGACGTTCGTGGTAGACTATATGGTATGAAAGTTATTCCAAGTGGTTTAGGAACATTGATGGACACTGTAAGTATCACAATTGATAGCAATCTATTCTATGACGCGGCTCAAACAGCTACAGATCATTGGGTTCTAAGTTCATCTGTTCAGACTTATCGTATGACATTGAGACAATCAAACACACAGATTCAACAATCGTGGAGAAGTTTGGAAGACGGAGCAACTCAAGCAACTAACGGTGTGACCACATACGCTAACTCGTTCAGATTTGCTTTACCTGCTTAATAACTTTTCAACTGGCGGAACTTCGGTTCCGCCTTTTAAAAATGACTATTAATGGCTCGTCTATTAGACTCCTTTGGAGAAATTTCAAATCAAACTAGTGTAGGAAGAATTAAGGCTCTTTCTGTACTAAAGTCGCCCCTAAGAATTCAAACATATTCTGGCGAAAAAGTTAAATTTATTCCTACTGTAAAATCTCCAAGCATAGTATCCAATACTTTTGGTAAATTGCCAAAAATTGCAGAGATTCGCTCTATAGAGGATAGAAGAAGTTTATTTAAACAAACAAATTACACTCCAGATAATAATTATGATTTTAGTATTAGTGTAACTGGGCAAAGTTTAGATTCTTCAATTAATAGATATACTACAGATTCAATTTTCACAGAAAATAATCCTAACGAAAGTTATCTGTGGAATAAGCAATCTATCGTATCGTCTTCAACAAAAACATTATATTTCCCAGATCAGAGAAGAATTAGATTTGAAGTTGGTGATACTGTAAGAATCCGAAATGTCAACAATTTGTATTCAGAATTATTTGTTGTAACTGAATCAACATTTAATTCGATATCTTATAGTAGCAATAACTTATTACCTGAAATATCTGGAACATTTATTGATTCTGGAACTACTTTATATAAATTTCAAACTTATGATAAAAATACTGCCACAACAAGTTCGACAAATTTATTTACGTCGATTATGGCGCCAGGCAAAAGGGGCGTATCAACTGCTACACCAATAACTTTAGTTCCAGACTTTAGAAATGTTTCTAAAGTCACATTTTCAAGTCCAACATATAAAGAAGTAGCAGACTTTAGAAATGTTTCTAAAGTCACATTTTCAAGTCCAACATATAAAGAAGTAGCAGATTTAAGAAAATTACCTAATAAACTATCTTCTATAACTAAACTTATAAATGATGGTGATCGATTATCGTCTACACCAGGAAAAGTTCAACAATTTAAAACACCATTTATTGCTCCAGCTATTGATTCAACATCGACGTTATATTATGGTCGAGTCACAATTAAACTTAATGAAGTTAAATTTTATGCAACTCCAAACAAAATTTTAATTCGTTTAAATGCAGTTGGTGTTAATACAAAAGTAAATTCATTCAATATTCCAATCAATGAATTTCCAAACAATATTAGAAAAGTAAACATTATTGCAAGTAATATATTACAATCTACCGTTTCAACAACTACTGCTCCAATAAACGCTAGAGAAAATCTATATTATGCTAATCTTGCTCAAGGTTTAAGAAGAGGTGCAATATACAATACAACATCATCTTATGAAGTAATAGATAGAAACTATAATTTTGGTAAATTTGCATTACCAATTAAAGCAATTGCTTTATCAAATTATGAAATAGCAAATATTACAAGCAATACATTACAATCTACCGTTTCAACAACTACTGCTCCAATAAACGCTAGAGAAAATCTATATTATGCTAATCTTGCTCAAGGTTTAAGAAGAGGTGCAATATACAATACAACATCATCTTATGATGTTATAAACTCAAATCGTGATGTTGCAAACATTAGCGCAAATATTAGTCAATCTACCGTTTCAACAACTACTTCTCCAATAAACGCTAGAGAAAATCTATATTACTCTATAGTTGCACGTGGTTTAAGGGGGAGAACAGTATATAATACAACTTCTTCTTATGCTAACGTAGGTAATCAATATTTACTTGCAAACATTAGCGCAAATATTAGTCAATCTAGTGTTTCGACAACTACTGCTCCAATAAACGCTAGAGAAAATCTATACTATGCAACTCTTGCACCTGGTCTAAGAAGAGGAGCTGTATATAATAGAACATCAGCATATGCTAGTGTGGAAAATATTGAAATTAGAAACATAAATGTATTTGAATCAAAACCTCTTTATAGGGATTTGCCAATACAATTTATTTCTGAAAAATTATCATTTTATTCTCCATTAGATAATATAAATCTATCAGAAATTAGTATAGAAGTTACTGGACAAAATTTAGATTCTTCAATTATTAGATATACTACAGATTCAATTTTCACAGAAAATAATCCTAACGAAAGTTATCTATGGAATAAACAGTCGATTGTGTCTTCTTTGACAAAAACTCTTTACTTTCCAATTCAATTCAATCAAAAGTTTTTTGCTGGTGATTTTGTAAAGATTAGAAATTCAAATTCTGGTTATATTGATTATGTTTATGTAACTAGTGCCACTAATAATTCAATTACATTCACAAGTTCAGACTTGTTGCCGGAAATTTCTGGAACATTTATTGAATCTGGATCAACTGTATATTCCAAACTTTTAAGTACAACGATTGGTCCAAACCCCCTAAGAAACTTGAATATTTCTATTGCAACACCTGGAAAAAATTCAACAAAATCTTTCGGATATGGTTCATATTATGCAGAATCTACATTGGAAGTTGTAAAACCTTATAATATTGCAAAACAAATTCAATCAGTTGTAGATCCAACAGCAATTAAAAAAGCTCCAATTCAATTTTGGAGTTGATTTTTTTTATAAATAACAAGTAACTTAACATTTGAGGGAATAAAAAATGAGTCTATATGAACAATTAAATACTGCTTTTCCAAATCAATGGTGGTTTTATGAAGTCGTTGGTTTAAATATCAACGATGCTATGGATAGATGTGCTAGACTTCTTGGTTCAGAAGGACACGTTGTTAACTATCAAGGAAGAATTGTTTTGGCTTCCGGAAATGAATTATCTTATGTTGATATTCCATGGCTAAACTTAATCGGTGGTCCTCCGATTGATATAATTGATGTTGAAGTAACTGAAATTAAAGAGTAAAAACAGATGGCTAAACGTATCATAAGTGAATCTTATGTATTCACACCTTCTAGTAGAACTATTCTTATTCAAAATAAAGCAATAAAGAGAAATCAATTATTGCTCATTATAAATGCAAGAACAAATACTGTCATTTATAATTTTAGTGATTCATCTTTGACGGCAAGTTCTTATACTGTAACAAGTTCTCCTAATTCAGAAAGTACAACAATTGTACTTACTTTTGATACGACAAGCATGTCATCAAGTGATCCTCTTAGCATTATAGTTGATGAAGTAAATGAAACTTTTTTCCCAGCTGAAGCATATAGAGATCCTGTAGAAAAATTTAGAGTTAGTCAACCACAATCATTAATTGATACTGACTTTGAATACGGAAATCAATCGACAAAATGGGAAACTGTTGGTTTAACAAATAATCGTCCATCAGCATTTTTTGATCCCACTCAAGGGATTAGTGCAGAATCAAGAACAGTAAGTTTGCCTAATCAAAATCCAGGAACATATCAAATTACAAACATTGCTGGAAATGGCACAAGATTAGTTACAGTAACTATTAATAATACGACAGGTATAACTGAAAGCACACCAATTTATATTCAAGATTCTATAGATCAAACTGCTAATGGTTGGTATTTACCAAGAAGTATTACAACAAATACAAGTTTTCAATACTATGCAAGAGCAAACGTAACAAACGGTTCAATTTTTGATACAACAAAAACTTATCTTTACGTTGGTGCATTTTATACTGGAGCACCAATTCCTGCTGCAACAAATGCAATAACATACGTTGGTGATACTGTTACCGTTACTACTAGCGTAGCACACGGATTGAGTCCAGGACAAGCAATCTATATTGTAGGAACAACAGCATCAACAAATGCACCAAATGGATCACATTTTGTTCAAACAACTCCAAATGCTCAAACATTCACGTTTAATACGACAGGAAGTACTGGAACACCAACTGGTACAATCACCGCAGTGTTAAATGCTAGTATCTATCCAAGAACATGGGGATCAAGCATTCATCGCGCATTCGATGGTGGTGTTTCATTTACTGATGGATATCCTTATCACGGAAACCAGTTAGTTCGTCAAACAAGACGTTATTTCCGCTATCAATCTGGTAAAGGTATTCAATTTTCAACGGGATCAAATCTTTGTTCACCTTGGCAAGTTGAAAGTATAACATCATCTGGTACAACTGTTACAGTCACAACAAAATATTTACATAATTTAGGTGTTGGTGCAGTCATTAAAGTCTCTGGTGCAGATCAGGCTGAATATAATGGTACATTTACTGTAACAGCTATTCCATCAGATTTAACTTTCACATTTACTGCTTTATCTACACCAAGTGCAACTCCAGCAACATCTATTGCGAATAATGTTTTTACAGTTCAACCATATCAATGGTATGGTGCTGGTATTCGTATTGGAATGTTTGATGCTCAAAATGGCATGTTCTTTGAATATGACGGACAAACTTTAAATGCAGTTCGTAGAAATGCTACAACTCAAATTCCAGGATATGTATCAACAGTTTCACAAGGCAGTCAAACGGTTACTGGCGTTAGTACGACTTGGTCAAAATCTTTAACTCCAGGAGATTTTATAGCCCTTAGAGGTTCAACTTATAAAGTATTGAGCATTGAAAGTGATACGAGCATGACAATCTACCCAGATTATCGTGGAAGTTCTTTATCTGGCACAAATCGTGCAATGATCACAAAAGTGATTGAACTAAGAATTCCTCAAAGTCAATGGAATTTAGATAGACTTGATGGTACTGGTCCAAGTGGAATGACTTTAGATATCACAAAGATGCAAATGTGGTTTATCGATTATTCATGGTATGGAGCTGGAGTTATTCGTTATGGAGTTAGAAATAACAAAGGTGAAATTACTTACTGTCATAGAATAGCGCATGGTAATTCTCAGGTTGAAGCATACATGCGTTCTGGTAACTTACCAGCACGTTATGAAGTAAATACTTTATATCCTTTAACTACAATAACATCCACATTATCAAATATTGCAACTACGATAAATGTGACATCTACAGCAGGATTTCCAGATTCAGGGACGTTACTCATTAAAGCACCAACTTTAACTGGAGTAATTGAAGCTGTAAGGTATACAGGTAAAAGTGCGACAACATTCACAGGACTAACGAGAGCAGTTGTAAACTTAACTGGTCCTGGATCATTAACTGGTATGGGCGGCAACGTAACAGCACAAACGTTTACATACTCCGCAACAGCTCCCATCTTAGTTGAATATTGGGGACCACAGTGTGCAACTACAATTAGTCATTGGGGATCTTCCGTAATTATGGACGGACGCTTTGATGATGACAAATCATTCTTATTCAACTATGGTATTAATACTTCATACTCAGCAACAACGTCAGGAGTAAGATATCCAGTTTTTAGTATTCGTTTAGCACCTTCAGCAGATAGTGGTATCACTGGTACATTGGGACAACGCGAAATTCTTAATCGTATGCAATTGCAACCATTTAGTGTTGGTGTTTATGCAACATCTTTCCCTGTTCGTGTAGAATTGATTCTAAATGCTAGAATTTCAGGTGGAACCTTTGTTCCTGTTGGTGGATCAAGTCTATGTCAAAGAGCAGATCATTTAAATTCACACACTATTAGTGGTGGTGAAAGTATTTTGACATTCTTTGCTCCACCTGGCGGTTTTAACTCAGTTGACTTGCTTAAAGTTCGTGATATTGGAAATAGTGTTCTTGGTGGCGGTAATGCTTTAGCCTATCCAACAACGGATGCTAATAAGTATCCGGATGGTCCAGACACATTAACAATTTCTGTAACTCCAATTGGCGGTACTGCAGGAGTTCTTGCACGATTGAATTGGCTTGAAGCGCAAGCATAATTTATAAATATATAAAGAAAAAATTAGGAGAAATTACACTATGGAAAATATTCAATCTGCAATTAATAATGCATCGCAAGGAAAGCCTCACGAATTTAAGAGTTACATTGAAGATATTTTAGCTGATAAAGTTTCAAATTTTTTAGCAGTTAAAAAGATGGAAATGGCAGGTTCAATTTTTAATGATGAGGGGCAACAACAAGAAGACCAACAACAAGAGTTTCAATTTAGTTCAGAAGGAAATGTAGATGAAGACCTTTAAATCTTTTATTCAATTAGATGAAGTTGAACGTGCAAAATACAAAGAAGGTATTGCAAACAAACTTTCTGGCGTTTCGTATCTAGCACAGACTAAAGATCCGGGCGATTTGGAGCATGTTGGTCCAGAAGAAATTGGTCCGAAATCAATTAAAACTGCATCTGGTAAGCGTCCAGCAGATCGTTTAGACAATAAACAGCCGTTCGGCGAAGCAATTGAAGACAATCTACATCCTGCAGGTGCAGCTTTATTGAAGCACATTAAACCTGAGCATCACAATAAATATAAAGCCCATCTAACAAAAGACACATTTAATGGAAGCTATAAAGATCGTCATGCAGTTCTTAAAGCTGCACATGATGCTGGTCATTTGAAAATGGATCTAAAGAAACAAAATGAAGAAGTTGAAGAATTAGATGAAGAAGATTTTACGCCACAACAAACTAAGATGGCTCACACAATTGGCAAAGAGTTTGCTAAGAAAAAAGTTGGTGACACTTACAAAGGTGGGCCATATGCAGTTGCATCAGCAATGGTAAAGAACAAACCAGAAGCTGCACAAAAAGCATATAACACAATCAAAGCAAAGATGAAAGAAAGCGCAGATGCTGATCTTCTATATAAAGTATATTCAAATTTGAGTGAATCAAACAAACAAGTTTTCATGAATAGATTAGAAGAAAGCGCAGCAGACCTTCTAGAATTCGCTAAACAAACAATGGATGAATAATCATGGCTGATGCAGTAAGCACACAAATATTGAAAGACCATGCTTCTGCATGGGCAGTTAAATTAACAAACATTTCAGATGGAACTGGCGAATCGAACGTAGTTAAAATTTCTGCTAATACGTTAGTTGCATCAAATGGAGATTCATCTACACAAAGATTATCAATCACTAAATTGTTTTGGAATGTTTCAGCAGCAAATACTAGAGTTAATTTGCTTTGGCGCGGAAATACAAACACTCTAATTACAACATTAAGTGGAACTGGTTCTTGGAATCTAGTTGGTGAAGGTAGTATGCCATTGACAAACAATGCTGGTGCTGGTGCTAACGGCGATATTCTTTTATCGACAGCTGGTTTTACTAGCGGGTGTGCATATACAATTATCATGGAAGGCAAGAAGTCTACTGGTTACACAAGTCGTGAAACTACTGATGACGGAATTAGTCCTTAAAAATGTTTGGCTTTAAAGACTTTTTATCTGAAGCTGGAATTGTTAAGGTCAATAGAATTCGACACAGCCAAGTTCAAAGAAGAGTTGCTGTGACAGGAATGGCTGGATACAAAGTTGTTAATGGAAAACTTGTAAAAATGTCTTCGCAAGAAAAAATGCATCGTAAACTTGGTCAAAGAGTTGGTGCAAGAAAAAGAGTTTCAAAAATTGCGACTATGTTAAGAAAAAGAGCAATATCAATTAGAAAAAGAAAATCTGCGGGGATCAAATGAAACTAATTCAAGAAATTAACGAAGAGATTAAATTCTTTACCGAACAAGCAGAAGCTGGCGGTAAACAATATTATATCGAAGGCGTTTTCATGCAAGCTGAGCGCCAGAATAGAAACAATAGAATGTATCCACTTTCAATTCTACAAAAAGAAAGTAATAGATACAAAACAGAATACATTGATAAGAATCGTGCATATGGTGAGTTAGGTCATCCAGAAGGACCAACAATCAATTTAGAACGTGTATCTCACATGATTAAAGAATTGCGTCAAGATGGAAATGATTTCATCGGCAAAGCAAAGATCATGGACACACCTTATGGAAATATTGTAAAAAATCTATTAAGCGAAGGTGCTACTGTTGGTGTATCTACTCGAGGTCTTGGCTCAATGGAAAAGAGAAAAGACGGAATCAACGTAGTAATGGACGACTTCTATCTTGCTACTGCTGCTGATATTGTTGCTGACCCCTCTGCTCCTGATGCATACGTTAGAGCAGTCATGGAAAACAAACAGTGGATTTGGGATAATGGAATTCTTAAAGAAGTTGAAATTGCACAACATCAACAGATCATCAAAGAGTCTTCTAAGAAAAACTTAGAAGAAAATATGATTCAAGTTTTTAAAGATTTCATTTCCAAACTATAATATTTTATAAATACAATATCAATAAATTAAAGCATTTTACAAGGAGACTGTCATGACAGAACAATTAAAAGACACGAATGCTGATATCGCTGCTATTTTTTCTGGCGAAGGGCTTTCTGAAGAATTCAAAAGCAATGCTAAATCAATCTTTGAAGCAGCAATTCTTGCGAAAGTTTCTGAAGAAACAGCAAGACTAGAAGAAGAATTCGAAGCAAAGCTAGTTGAAGAAGTTCAGTCTATCAATGAAAATCTAGTTACAAAAATTGATGAGTATCTAGAATACGTTGTTACAGAGTGGATGGAAGAAAATAAACTAGCTGTAGAATCTGGAATTAAAGCTGAATTAGCTGAAGACTTCATGATTGGACTAAAGAATTTGTTTAATGAGCATTATGTTGACATTCCTGAAGACAAAGTTGAAATTGTTGAAGAATTTGCACAACAAGTTGAAATTTTAGAATCTGAATTAGACAAAGCTATTACAGATAATGTCTCTCTAACAGAAGAAATTAATGGCTACAAGAAAGAAAAGATTGTAGCTGACATTTCGGAAGGACTGACTGAAGTTCAATTGGCGAAACTTAAATCATTGTCTGAGAACATTGAGTTCATTACAGAAAATGATTATAAGCAGAAACTTCTTTTGACAAAAAAGAAATATTTTGATGAAGCTGGCAGCGATGAAATCATTACAAAATCGAATCAAATGGATGAAGAAACATCTACATTAGAAGAGTCATTCTCTCCTGTCATGAGTCATTATGTTCAGAATATTTCTAGAACACTCAAAAAATAATTTTTTATAAATAAATTAAACATAAATCTCAAAGGAGAAAAACATGGGCATCGAAAATCTAGTTAAGAAATGGTCACCAGTTTTAGATCATCCTGATCTAAACACAATCAAAGACGCACACAAGCGCGCCGTTACAGCACAACTTCTTGAAAATCAAGAACGTTCATGCCGCGAAGACGCTGCTGGATCTGGTGGTTATCGCAATCAAACATCACTACTAACAGAAGCATCCCCAGCTAACGCAATGGGCGCATCTTCTTCTACAGCTGGTGATGGCAACATCGACATTTACGATCCAGTTCTAATTTCATTAGTTCGCCGCGCTGCTCCTAATCTAATTGCTTATGACATTTGCGGTGTTCAGCCAATGACAGGCCCAACAGGCTTGATCTTCGCAATGCGTTCACGTTACACAGGTCAAGGTCAAACAGAAGCATTGTTTAACGAAGCTAACACAGCATTCTCGTCTGTTAATGCAACAAACGCAGTTACACAAACAGGTGCTTCACCTGCTGATCTATCTGCTGGTACTGAGTACACACGCGGTACAGGTATGACAACTGCACAAGCTGAAGCACTTGGCGATGCAGCTGGTAACCAGTTCCAAGAAATGGCTTTTTCAATTGAAAAGATTGCTGTAACAGCTCGTAGCCGTGCGCTAAAAGCTGAGTACACAATGGAACTAGCACAGGACTTGAAAGCAGTTCACGGTCTTGACGCAGAGCAAGAGTTGGCGAACATTCTTTCGACAGAGATCCTAGCTGAGATCAATCGTGAAGTCGTTCGTACAATTAATTTGACAGCAACAGTTGGTGCACAAGAGAACGTTACAACAGCTGGTACTTTCAACCTAGACGTTGACTCAAACGGTCGTTGGTCAGTTGAGAAGTTCAAGGGCTTAATGTTCCAACTAGAGCGCGAAGCTAACGCAATTGCTAAAGCAACACGCCGTGGTAAAGGTAACATCCTAATTTGCTCTTCAGACGTTGCTTCTGCATTGCAAATGGCTGGTGTTCTTGACTATACACCTGCTCTAGCAAATAGCCTACAAGTTGACGATACCGGTAATACATTTGCTGGTGTTCTAAATGGACGTTTCAAAGTTTATATCGATCCATACTTCGCAGCTACAGCTGGCACACACTATGCAACAATCGGCTACAAAGGCACATCAGCTTTTGACGCTGGCTTGTTCTACTGCCCATACGTTCCTCTACAAATGGTTCGTGCAGTTGGCCAGGATACATTCCAGCCAAAGATCGGCTTCAAGACACGTTACGGAATGGTTGCAAACCCATTCGCAACATCTGCAGCTGACGGAACACTGGCATTTGCTAATAAGAACATCTACTACCGTAGAATTTCGATTACAAATCTAATGTAATTTGATTAAATCACCGTAAGAGTGGTTTTAAAGGGGATCCAAAAGATCCCCTTTTTTATTTCCTATAAATATGTGAAAGGAGATAATTATGAACATTCCACCGATTAATAAAAGTTTTCTTTCTAATAATAAATTTGAATTTACGTTAGGAAGAATTCCAAATTTTACATTTTTTGTTCAGAGTGTAAATCTACCAGGACTCACATTACAATCAACACAAGTAAACACTCCGTTTGCTGCAGTAAGCATTCCTGGTGATATCATAACATTCGGAACATTGAATCTATCATTCATTGTTGATGAAGATATGCAATCGTGGTATGAAATCTATAATTGGATATTTCAATTGGGTAATCCTACGTCATTTAATAAACTAGGAACATTGACACAAGACCCAGGAAAAGCTAATAGCATTACATCAGATGCTATTTTATTCATAAAATCTAATGCAAACAATCCTATGTGGAAGATTACATTTAATGAAGTGTATCCAACAGATCTTGGTGGGATTGATTTTACAACAACTGATTCACAAGAATTCGTTACTTCAACTGCCACATTCAATTACACATATTACGAATTGACACCTGTTTAAAACTATGATATGATGTTAGATCATTTCATTGAAAGGGTGATGCATGACTTTAGATCAAATTATGGATGCGTGGCGAGAAGATTCTACAGTAGATTCTACAGAACTTGGTTTAGAATCACTCAAAATTCCAGAACTACATAGCAAGTATCTTAAAATTTATTTTGATGAGCGTAGAAAATTAAAGGCTCTTGAATTTCAAAGTAAAGAGTTGGGACTAAAGAAGTATGAATATTATAATGGTAAAATGTCACAAGAAGAGTTGGACGAATTGAATTGGGAACCTTTTATGAAACGTCTATTGAAGAATGAAGTTGATATGTATCTAGACTCTGACAAAGAGATTATACAATCAAACGTTCGCCAGACGAATCAAAAAGAGAAAATATTCTTCCTTGAAGAAGTTATTAAAAACATCAATCAAAGAAATTTTCAAATTAAAAATGCTATAGAATGGAAGAAGTTTACACAAGGTGTATAATAAACTCGTTGTCTCTAAATTAAATGAAGTGTACGCTAGAATCGAATGCGAAGGTTCTAGCGCAATGGATCTAAACGAATATTTTACGTTTTATGTTCCAGGATACAAATTCATGCCAGCATATCGTAACAAGATATGGGATGGTAAGATTCGTCTATTTACTTTAGCAACAAGACAATTATACTATGGTCTTATACCATATCTTATTAGTTTTGCTAAAGAAAGAGATTATGAATTAGTTTTTGATAAGTCTGTTGATCTATATGATGAATTCTCTACATCAGATGCTAAAGAATTTATTGATACTCTTGGATTACCATTTGAAGTTAGAGACTATCAATTAGATGCATTTATCTATGCAATAAGAGCAAGAAGAGGATTGCTAATATCTCCAACAGCTTCTGGTAAGTCTCTAATCATATATCTCATTACGAGATATTTAAATTGCAAAACATTAATCATTGTTCCAACAATTTCTCTTGTTGCTCAATTATATAAAGACTTCGAATCTTATGGTTACGATAGCAATGCTAACGTACATCAAATCACTGCTGGATCAAAGAAAGATACAAATCTACCAATCGTTATATCTACATGGCAATCTGTTTACAAGATGCCAAAAGAATGGTTTAATAAATTTGATTTGATCATAGGAGATGAAGCACACTTATTTAAAGCAAAATCTCTAACTACAATTTTAACAAACATGACAACATGTGCATATCGTTTTGGTTTAACTGGAACACTTGACGGCACACAAACTCATAAACTGGTACTTGAAGGATTGTTTGGTAGAGTAAAGCAAATTACAACAACAAAGAAATTAATTGACGAAGGTAAACTAGCAAAGTTTAAAATTAAAGCACTTTTACTAAAACATGATAGAGAATCATGCGAACAATGTAAAGGTCTTCGCTATCAAGAAGAAATCGATTATATTATTAGTAAAGAGTCTAGAAATAGATTCATAAGAAATCTAGTTATGGATTTGAAAGGTAATACTCTATTATTATATCAATTCGTAGAAAAACATGGTAAAGTTCTACATGAATTAATTAAAAGCACTCTTGATGAAGAATCTCGCCCAGTCTTTTTCATACATGGTAATGTTGATGCAGAAGAAAGAGAGGAAGTTAGAAGATTAACAGAAACAGAAAGTAATGCAATCATTGTTGCTTCTTACGGGACATTTTCGACTGGTATAAATATTCGAAATTTACACAATGTTGTTTTTGCTTCACCAAGTAAGAGTAAGATTAGAACTCTTCAATCTATTGGTCGTGGATTACGTTTAGGATCTAATAAAGAGCAAGCTACACTATTTGACATTGCGGATGATTTATCATATAATAGTAAAAATAACTTTACTCTAGATCATTTTTCTGAAAGAATTAAAATTTACAATGATGAAAAGTTTGAGTATAAAATTTATAATATAAATTTAAAGGAAAAATGATGATCTGCAAAATAATTAAAATGGCTAACGGAGAAACAATTATTGGTAATGTATCTGAAGAAAGTAGAGGATATGTTGAAGTCGATTTCCCTATGAAAGTTATGATTACTCATAGACCAGTTGATCCAAACGATACATCATTTCGTATGACTCTTACAAAATGGGATCCTCTAATGAACTATTCTCTCCCATTAAGACTATTCAAACATGGCATAGTTGCTGTTGCAGAACCAACATTAGCTGTTGTATCATCATATCAAGAACTTTATGAAGAGCATGTAGCTTCATTGAATAATGAAGATGAATATGAAACAACTAGAGAAGAGATAACAGAGGAGAAAGTAATTAATAAAGTATTTCATTGAAACCCAACACGCTGATTCTACACCCCTGTCAAGTAAATGTCAAGTACCAATGAGGCGAAAATGACTACAAAACAAAAACACTATGTAAATAACGAACAGTTTTTATCTGAGATGGTAAAATTCAAAAATTCTGTAAAACAATCTAAAGAATCTGATTCTGAAAGACCTCGAGTTCCAGAGTATATCGGAGATTGTCTTTTCAAGATTGCTACTCATTTAGCGCGAAAACCAAACTTTGCAAATTACACATTCAAAGAAGATATGGTATCCGATGGCGTTGAAAATTGTTTGCTATATATTGACAACTTCGATCCGGAGAAATCAAAAAATCCATTTGCATATTTCACCCAAATTATATATTATGCTTTTCTTCGTAGGATACAAAAAGAGAAAAAACATTTATACATAAAGTATAAGAGTATGGAAAATGAAGTCATCAATTCATTGATTGAGAACAACGGAGAAAAATACGTTACCTCAAATCTAAATGATGTTTTACATGATTCTTATTCGGAACAATTCATTCGTGACTTTATTGTAACGTTTGAAGATAATAGACAGAAGAAAGCACCCAAGACTAAGAAGAAAAAAGAAGAGACAGCATTCGATTCATTTATGGAGGAAGAACAAAATGCAGACGCCATTGCCCGTGCAGCTTGAACATTGGATTAAGATTTTGGAGAATAAAAAGTCTCCACAGGATTTGAAGGATCATGCACTCTTGCATCTTACGAATGTCCGTGATATAATCAATAAATCTATCAATGGAAACACGAGGACAAAAAATAATGAAGGTATGTCTACTGGGCGACACACATTTCGGAATCAGAAATGACTCTAAAGTTTTCCATGCGTTTTATGAAAAATTCTATAATGAGGTTTTTTTCCCAGAACTAAAACGGCGCAATGTAAAGACGATCATTCAGCTAGGAGATCTGTTTGATCGTCGCAAATATATCAATTTTCTATCATTGACAGAGAGTCGCAGATATTTTTTTGATCGTTGCGTCGATGATGGAATCACACTTCATGCGTTAGTTGGCAATCATGACATTTTCTGGAAAGAAAGTCTCGATATCAATTCTCCTAGTCTTCTATTGAAAGACTATGACAACATTTATATCTGGCAAAATCATGGAACACTAGAACTAGATGGTGTTAAGATTGATATGATTCCATGGATATGCAAAGGTAACGAAAACGAAATCTTTGAATTCATCAAGAATAGCAATTCTCCGTTATGTATGGGACATTTTGAACTTGCAAACTTTCCATTCATTGGAGAAATCAAAAGCCACGAAGGACTTGACCACAAGTTTCTAAGCGGATATAATCAAGTGTTTAGCGGACACTTTCATACACATTCAAAAAAAGATAATGTATCTTATCTTGGAGTGCCATATGAATTGTTTTGGTCAGACTATCGCGACAAAAAGTATTTTGCAATTCTAGACACAACAACATCAGAAGTTGATTACATTGAGAATCCATATCGAATGTTTTATCGTGTTAATTATGACGATTCAAAACTAAAGATTGAAGATTTGAAAGGTGCAGACTACTCGAGGTATGCGAATGCTTATGTAAAAGTTGTGGTGTTAAATAAACAAAACCCATATGTATTTGAAAAATTGATTGATGAAATATATAAAGTAAACCCAACAGATGTGAACATTGTGGAAGACTTTACAGAACCTCAAATTACAGAAGACAATGATGATATTGTGAATCAAGCTGAAGATACAATGTCGATTCTCTCAAAGTTTATTGAGAATCAAACATTGACTGGTCCTGTCGATAGTAATAAATTAAAGATGCTAATGCGGGAACTATATGTTGAAGCACTCTCAACCGAAAATATAGAATGATTATTTTTAATAAACTTAGATTTAAAAACTTTCTTTCGACTGGTAACTTCAATACAGAAATTAATTTACTTGACAATAGCACAACATTAATCGTTGGTGCTAATGGTTCTGGTAAGTCTACAATGCTTGATGCATTGTGTTTTGTATTGTTTGGTAAAGCATTTCGAAACATAAACAAAGGTCAGCTAGTAAACGCAATCAATCAAAAAGATTGCGTGGTTGAAATCGAATTCAATATTGGAAATAAATCTTTCAAAGTAGTTCGTGGTATCAAGCCTAACGTGTTTGAAATTTATAGCAATGATGAGTTGATCAATCAGGATGCTGCAGCAAAAGACTATCAAGAGTATTTGGAAAAGTTTATTCTCAAACTTAATTACAAATCATTTACTCAAATCGTATTGTTGGGATCTGCTTCGTTTATTCCATTCATGCAATTGTCTGCATCGGATAGGCGTTCAATCATTGAAGACTTGTTGGACATTCAAATCTTTTCGCGAATGAATGGAGTTCTAAAAGATAAGTTTGCTTTATTGAAAGAGCAACACCATCAAGCGAAGTATCAATCAGACTTGAAGAAAGAACAAATTCAATATCAGATTCAACTAATTGATAGTATCAAAAAGAATACTGCAACACAAGTTTCTCTAAAAGAACAAGACTTAGCAAACACAATTAATTTAATTACCGAAAGCGAAGTTAAATGTAATGAATATGAAACAGAATTGTCTGATCTTCGTTTGCAGATATCGGACAAAAAGAAAGTGTCTGATAGACTAGTAAAGCTGTCCGATATAAAGAGTAATCTACAAAAAACTATTTCTAAAGTTTCTACAGATATTGATTTTTATCATGACAATAGCGACTGTCCAACATGCAAGCAAGGAATTGCGGAAGACCATAAGACACATATTGTAGAAGAGCGCAACAAAAAACTTAAGGAAGTTGAAAAAGCTATCTCAGAAATTGATAAAGAAATCAAAACTCTAAAAAATCGTAAAGATGAAATTGAATTGATTGATGAAAAGATTCAAGACACAAATTCATATCTAACATCAGAGCAGAGCGAAATCATTGTCAATCAGCGTTATAGCAAATCGTTGGAAAAGGAGATCGAAAGACTAAAAGAAAACAAAAGTGACTTACAGACTGAAAATACGAAATTGTCTGGGCTTAATGATAATCTACTACAAATTGAAACGGAGATAAAATCGATCACCGAAGAACGTGCATACTATGAAGTTGCGACTACTTTACTTAAAGATACTGGAATCAAAACGAAAATCATTCGTCAATATATTCCAATCATTAATAAATTAGTAAACAAATATCTTGCATCATTAGACTTCTTTGTCAATTTCAATTTGGACGAATCGTTCAAAGAGACAATCAAATCTAGGCATCGTGATGATTTTACTTATGCATCATTTAGTGAAGGTGAGAAACAGAGAATTGATATGGCATTGATGTTGACTTGGCGAGCAGTTGCTAAATTAAAAAATTCTGCAAGCACAAACATATTAATTCTTGATGAGATATTTGATTCATCACTAGATACTAATGGAACCGAAGACTTGATGAAGATTCTTGGAATGCTTGAAGGTTCTAATCTATTTGTAATATCACATAAAGGAGACATGCTACAAGATAAGTTCATGAACGTAATAAAGTTCGAAAAGGTCAACAATTTTTCGAGGATAACAAAATGAGTAATGAAGAAGATAAATTCAAACATTCCCGCAGACTGCAACAAAAAGAGAATCATATCAATCGACAAGTTGCAATTGCAAAAGAACATCTTATTCCAGTTAAGCAACCACATAAGTTAGCAAAACAATCTCCAATAAGTTGTGGAAATCCGAAATGCGTTATGTGTGCTAATCCTAGAAAGACATTTGAAATCCCAACTATACAAGAACGTCGCCTGTTTCAAAAAGAGTTTATTGATGATTAAAGAAAAGTATCTTGGTTCGTACATGAAAACTGCAAAACTCTTTGCAGAGTTGAGTAGTGCAAGAAGAAGAAAAGTTGGAGCAATCATTGTAAAAGATGATAGAATTATTTCTATTGGATACAATGGTATGCCTGCTGGTTGGGATAACAATTGCGAAGATGAAGTTGTTGATTATTTTTCTGATAGAATTCCAATTAAGACTTTAAAAACTAAACCAGAAGTTCTTCATGCAGAATTAAATGCAATTGGTAAACTTGCGAGATCCAATGAATCTGGTGAAGGTGCTACAATGTTTGTCACTTGTGCGCCATGTATGGACTGTGCTAAAATGATATATGCTTCTGGTATTAAAGAAGTCTTTTATGCTGAAGACTATCGCGATCAGTCTGGATTAGAATTTCTTATGCGTTGCATTATTTCAGTAAGATTGCTTCATGATTGATAAACTACTAGAGAATAAAATAAAAGATTCTTCCAGAGAGAATGAAGTTGCTGTTCTACTCTCTGGCGGAGTTGATTCTTTATCTGTAGCATTTACTGCACATAGACTTGGTAAAAAAGTTCATGCATACACATTTTGTTTAGAAAACAATCCAACATATGATTCTGAGAAAGCTATTGATGCATCAAACATAATGGGTTGGAGATGCACTAAAGTTGAAGTTCCAATTAATAATTTAATTGAAGACTTTCATACTTTAAGAACTAAGTTTGCTTGCATTAAGAAAACACATTATGAGTGTACGTTTCCATTCTTGTACGTCTATCCAAAAATAGAAGAGAAAGAAGTTATCTCTGGCTGGGCAGCAGACGGTCACTACGGAGTTTCAAAGAAAGCATGTATTCATTACAAAGAACCAAAAGAATTATTTGATCAGTTTCGTGCCGAATACTTCGGCAGTAGCAATCCCGTTGGTTACATGCAACAAAAATACCTTTGTTTAAAATATAAAAAAGATTTCATTGCGCCTTACTTAGATAGTACCATTAAAGATTTTTTCATGCAGTACGATTGGTATCAGCTAAATAAACCTTACCAGAAACATCATGTTATAGAAGCGTTTCCGGAGTTCCAAAAAATAGGAAGACCGAAACCGCATATCAATCTTCAGCTTGGTGCTGGGATTGACAAAGCATTCGAAGTTCTGTTAGAATGTAAAGATATCAATATTAAAAACCGCAAGCGTATGCTTGACGTTTATAGGGACTGGAAAAATTATGGCGAAATACGAACACTATACGATTGCTGATGTAAAAGCATCATCAGATAGAAATTTATTTACGGTAGTTAGCACCTTTGCTGGTGGTGGTGGAAGTTCGACTGGATATCGATTGGCTGGCGGTAAAGTGATTGCAATCAATGAATTCGTTGAAGAAGCAATTAAAACTTATTCGATGAATTTTCCAGACACAAAGATTATTCCTGGTGACATTAAAACATTGACTGGTAAAACATTTCTCGAGGTTGCAAATTTAGAACCTGGTGAATTGGATATTCTTGATGGTTCGCCTCCATGCTCTGCATTCTCTGTTGCTGGTAAGCGTGAAAAGAATTGGAAAGGTTCGGAGAAACATTTTGCAGAAAGCTATTTCGATTTTGAATCAGATGAAGTTGTACATGTTACTGAGTCTACAGTAAGTTCTGGTGTCAAAGTTTATTCTGATGGTAAAGTTGTGGAAGCAATTGAAGACTTGTTTTTTGAGTACATTCGAATTGCAAAAGAGATTAAGCCAAAAGTTATTATTGCAGAGAACGTGAAAGGCATCACAATGGGTGAAGCTGCAAAGAAGTTAATTGAGTTTAAAAACGCATTTGAAAATATTGAACCTGGATATGTTACAACATATCATGTATTGAGTGCTGCAGACTATGGTGTTCCACAAACTAGAGAACGTTTGTTTTTTGTTTGTGTTCGATCTGATGTTGCAGAAAAAGTTGGAATCAATTTTCTAAACATCAATACTATGACTTGTCCAGATAAGACTACTCCTAAGCACATTAGTCTAAAATCAGCAATTGGTAATGTAGTGAATGATCCTGAAGAAGAAAAAGAATTGTATGATTATGTTCAGAATGGGTTTCAAAAGAAATGGATTGAGATGCTTCCATTCAATCCGTCAAGACATATGAAACCTAGTGACAAAGAGTTTATCTCTATCAATCCTAAACGATCATTATTTAACATGATTCGACCATGCCCAGATTTACCATCTCCAACGATCACACAACGTGGTAATCAGAAGTCTGTGTCTGGTGTTTTCCACTATGAAAAGAATCGGAAGTTTACAATCAAAGAATTAAAGATTATAATGGGTATGCCTGACGATTTTATTCTTACTGGTAACTTCGATAAAAAGGCTGAACGAATTGGTAGAATGGTTGCGCCCAAGATGATGGCTGCACTTGCGTCCAATGTATATGAGAAAATATTGAAACCGTACAAGGAATTATAAAATGGCACAAAAATTTACATTCGCACAAAGAGAAGAAGGCTTCGATGCACACATTGAACATTCTATTCGCGGATACACAAATCTTTGGAATGACGTATTGAAATATTCAGAGTATTTCGTAGAGAATGATGCATCGGTTGTTGATGTTGGTTGCTCTACTGGTAAACTACTTAAAGCAATGCATGAACAGAACATTGCATTTGCACCAAATGCAAAATACTTTGGAATTGAAATTGAAGAAGATTTCTTTTCAGGCTTCGACAAAGATGAAGAACTATATGCTGAATCTGGATTTCATTTGAAATATCATCGTGGTGATGTTCGCGATTTTAAATTTGAAGATTCGACATTGATTACTTCTATTTTCACTTTGCAATTCATTCCAGAAAATCAAAGACGAGATATTGTAAAACAAATTTACAATGGATTACGCCATGGTGGTGCATTTATTTTTGCAGAGAAAACTATTTCCGAATGCTCAAAGATCCAAGACATTCGCACATTTACCTATTACGATTACAAAAGAGAGCATTTTACATCAGATGACATTCTAAATAAAGAGAGAGAATTGCGACATATGATGAAATTGAATACTCGAAATGAATTAATTAGTATTTGTGCTGGTGCTGGATTTGACTTTAAACGCATGGATACATTCTGGCAAAATCACGGATTCACAGCATTTATTGCAATAAAGTAGCAAAAAAACAACATCATGGTGTTGTTTTTGTACAACACCGAGAAAGTCCTTGACTTTCGTGGTGATCAGAGTAGAATTGATCTTGTGGTGAGACAGAAACAAGGGAGTTCGAAAATGCATTCACAGATTCACAACCCGTCCGCGTATGAGGCTGGCATCAAGCGTAACATCGTAATGAATGCTCGGACCACGTTCAATCGTACCTATCCCGACTCGCAGGAGATGTTCGACTTCCTGTGGGCTAACGCCAACAAGAGTCCGTTCTATCAAAGTCTGTTGACCGCTCTTGACAAGTATGGCAAGCTGACCGAAAAGCAGGTGCTCGCCCTTCGCAATTCTATTGCAACCCAAGCAGAGCGTAAAGCAAAGTTCGAAGCTGAACGTGTTGCTAAGATTGCTACTATGACCCACGTCGGTCAGCCAGGTAAAAAAGTAACCATGACCTTGACTGTCAAGGCAGAAATTGAAGTTGAGCGGACTCGCTATCACTGGTGCGATTCGGGAATGTCCCTCCTTCGTATCTGTGAGGATGAGAACGGTAACGCTGTAGTTTATACCGGCACTGCTGAGTTCCCTTCGAAGGGTCAGACGGCTCAAGTGGTTGCGACTGTGAAAAGCCATCGCGAGTATCGTGGTGCTCCTCAGACGGTGATCAGCCGTCCAAAAATTCTCTCTGTTGTCCAGCCACAACAGGTTGAGGAAGAAGCAGTTGCTGCTTGACAGCGCGTTGGTGGTTTGCTACTATAGGTGGGTAAGGGAGAAATTCATATGACTGAGAACGTACAATTTACCAAGTCCACCTTAGTTCGATTGCTTGCAACAGAGAATCTGATTGTAGAGCACCGCAAGGTTCCGACTGCTTCGTTTGATCTTAAAAACCGTAAGATCACATTGCCAATGTGGCAAGACATTACTCCAGAAATTCAAGAATTGCTTTACGGCCATGAGATTGGTCATGCATTAGATACACCAGTTGAGTACATTGAATGCCATAAGGCTGGTGGTGCAGAATTCGGTACATTCTTAAACGTTGTTGAAGATGCCCGAATTGAACGGATGATTAAAGATCGTTATCCCGGTCTGCGCAAATCGTTTGCAATTGGTTATCGCCAATTTGTCGAGCGTGATTTTTTCGAGATTAAAGGCAAAGACGTAAACAAACTATTGCTGATTGATCGAATCAATTTGCATTTCAAGATTGGCGCTTTCGCTAACGTTCGATTCAATAATGCAGAAGAGAATGCATTTGTTCAAGAAATTGAGAATGCACAGACTTTTGATGAAGTGAAAGGCATTGCCACTCGCCTTTACGATTATTGCAAAGGTGAATTAGAGCAGCGCAAAAAAGAAGCTGAACAAAATGCTGAGGCTCAGCGCCAACGCGGTGACATTGATGAAGAGGAAGATTTTGGTGGGTTTGATGAAGATGATTTTGATAATTACTCAGATGAATTGGGTGATTTAGAGAATCAGAATCCAGAAGATTTTGATCCAGAAACTGACGGTGAAAATTCAAGTAGTGGATTCTCCAATGAATCATATAATAATTCTGATGATGAAGAATTGTCGGATTATCGTGGAACAGTAAAGTCTCTTACAGATGAAAGCCTAGCTAAGTCTTTAAGTCAATTGGTCGAAGATCGCAAAATTGCTATTGGTGTTCTTCCAAGTCAAACTAAGTTCCAAGCAAAGAATTACATTGTGCATTGGAAAGAATTGCAGAATAAATTCTTTAATGAAGACTATTATACCGACAATGATGGTTACGACAATACTCTTCTGAATGCTTTTGAGCAGCGCAATAAAAATGCAATCAATTATCTTGTAAAAGAATTTGAAATGCGTAAAAAAGCAACAGAGAATCGTCGCATTACAGTTGCAGATAGCGGTAAGTTAGATACTAACAAACTGCATACCTACAAATTCAATGACGATATCTTCCGCAAGATTGGTTCTGTTGCAGCTGGTAAGAATCACGGGATTGTAATTTTCGTAGATTGGTCTGGTTCAATGACAGATAACATTGAAGGAACAATTGAGCAATTGCTTACCCTTACGACATTTTGCCGTAAAGTGAATATTCCTTTTGATGTTTATGCATTTACCACTCAGTATATCCATGAGTCGCAAGAAGATCGTCATTCTGAAATTCCAGGCGAATTAGGTTTTTACGATAACTTTAGTCTTCTGAATATTCTTTCAAGCAGTATGAAGAATGCTTCATATCGCAAATTCGCGAATGACCTATTGAATTATGCTCGGTGCTACAATCCAACGAATAGTCGAACTTATTCATATAGTCGGCGATATCACTATGTCCATATTAGCCATGATATGCGATTAGGAGGCACTCCTTTAAATTCTACAATTAAAGTTGCTCCGTCGGTTATTAATGATTTTCGCAAGCGTACCCGTACCGAAATCGTAAACGTTTCGTTTATTACTGACGGTGAAGATTCCAGTACACTTTATACTGCAATTGCTCCAGGTGAAACGATAGAGCGAATTGGAGCACCAACTCGATATGAATCGTCATACATTCAAGATGAGGACACTAAAAAGAATTACAAAGTTGGAGTTGCTGGTGTTACTCCTACATTACTCCAGATTCTTAAAGAAAAGACTGGATGTAATTTGATTGGGTTCTACATTCTCGGTAAGAGTAAGAGTGTTTTTAGTAGTGCAGCCCAACGTTTTGGAATCCCTTCTTTCAAAATTGATACCGAATTGAAAGTGTTCCGTACACAAAAGTTTTATCAAGTTTCGAATTACGGATATGATCAATACTTTTTAATTCCTGGCGGAAGTGATTTGAATACGGATGATGATTCATTGGAAGATATTCTCGGTGAAGGTGCGGTCTCTGCTCGCAAACTCAAGACAGCGTTCCTGGCTATGAACCGTGGGCGCTTGACCAACCGAGTGTTGCTTTCCAAGGTAATCGAGGAAATTGCTTGACAGCCTACCCAAACCAGAGTAGACTGATTGTGTTGATTGATTTTTCTGATTTTTTTGAGGTTTCTATATCATGACCATTTCGAAAAACGACAAGGTTGCTTTTCTTACTGAAGCTGCTCGCCGTTTCGGTGCTGTTGTAACCCGACAGCAGTTAGTGTCCATGGCCGAAGAAGGCTGGGCTCGTAATAATTGGGTTAAATCCGACGAGTATCGGGTCGATCGCGGCACCTACCGTCTTCCGCTTGAGGAGTACGGTGTAAGCCTTGCTGGTATCTCCAACGTTGTGCCGATGTCAGCTCCTAAAGTTGTTTCAGTCCCAGAATCCGTGGTTGTATATGAACCACATGCACCAGCGGTGATGCCAGTGGCTCAAAAAGCACCAGTTAAAATTTCTACCGTCGCTCGGATTCAAGACGGCGCAATTGTGCCTAAAGTGAATCCACTGTTCGTTCCGTTCGGGTTCTTTGACCATATGAAGAAAATTGTTTCTTCGAAGCGGTTCTATCCAGTCTTCGTTTCTGGCTTGTCTGGTAACGGTAAGACATTGATGGTCGAACAGGCTTGTGCTGCTACTCGGACCGAATGCTTGCGAGTGAACATTTCTCCAGAGACCGATGAAGATGATCTGATCGGTGGCTTCCGTTTGATTGACGGCGAGACTCGCTGGTTTGATGGTCCTGTCCTGCAGGCTATGAAGTCTGGTGCGATTCTCATCCTTGATGAAATTGATCGTGGTTCCAACAAACTGATGTGTCTGCAAGCAGTCCTTGAAGGTAAAGGTATCTTCGTTAAAAAGACTGGTGAATTTGTCGAACCAGTTGCTGGTTTCAATGTGATCGCCACTGCCAACACAAAAGGTAAAGGTGATGAAACTGGTCGCTACATGGCAGCGACGATTCTTGATGATGCATTCCTAGAGCGGTTCCCAATCACCGTTGAGCAAGAGTATGCAGACACTAAGGTCGAGACTCGCATTCTAGTGAAAGTGTTTGATAGTCTTGGTATCGCAGACAAAGAGTTTGCAGACAACCTAGTCAAGTGGGCTGATATCATTCGCAAGACCTTCGAAGAGGGTGCAATTGATGAATTGATTTCCACTCGCCGTCTGGTGCATATCGCAGAAGCGTACACTATCTTCGGTGATAAACTCGAGGCGATCAAGTATTGCGTGAACCGCTTTGATGCAGAGTCCAAGACTGCATTCCTTGACCTGTATAGCAAAATTGATGCTAAGGTCGAAGTTGCTCCTGCTCCGCAGGTTCCTCAGGGTACCGACCAATTCCCACAGAGTTAATTTTCTCCCGGCAGTAATGCCTTAGAGGCTATGAAAAATAGCCTCTTTTTTTATACATATAATAGATGATTCACTTTTTACAAAATAGTATGGAGATATTATGCAATTTGAACTTGACCTACAAAAACTAAGAACCAAAAAACTATTCATTGCTACACCTATGTACGGTGGGCAATGTCATGGTTCATATACTAAAGCAATTTCTGATCTTATGATCCTATGCACCAAGTATGGAATCGAAGCTAAATTGTTTTTTATCTTCAATGAATCACTTGTACAGCGAGCAAGAAATTATCTTACAGATGAATTCGTTCGAAGTGGTTATGATTATATGATGTTCATTGACTCGGACATTCATTTCGAAGCCCAAGATATTTTGGTAATGATGCATTTTGCATCGACTGGAAATGACATGGATGTTCTTTGTGGTCCCTATCCTAAGAAAGCAATTTCTTGGGAGAAAATCAAAATGGCAGTTGATAAAGGGTTTGCTGATGAGAATCCAAATCAATTGGAAGAATTCGTTGGCGACTACGTTTTCAATCCAGCAGATGGATCGAATCAGTTTAGAATCGATCAGCCAGTCGAAGTGAAAGAAGGTGGCACTGGCTTTATGCTAATCACCCGCGAAGCATTAGAAAAATATGATGCAGCGTTTCCAGAGCAGAGTTATAAACCTGATCATGTTCGTACAGTTAATTTTGATGGCTCTCGCGAAATCATGGCTTACTTTGATTGCGTTATTGATCCAGAGTCTAAGCGTTATTTGTCAGAAGATTATATGTTCTGTCAATGGGTTCGTAAAGCTGGTGCTAAAGTTTGGCTATTGCCTTGGATCAAACTCAAACATGCTGGCACCTATATCTTCGGTGGTTCATTGCAAGCAATTGCAGCAATTGGTGCTTCGCCAACCGCAGGTGAAGATGTTGTCAAGAAAGAAATCGGATCGAAAGGAAAACGAAAGCCACTATGATTCAATATCGATATAATGAAGATAAGACTTTGGAGGATCTGAAGTCTTATATTGATGCGACATACGGTCAGCACTATTCGCAAAATAAATTCCAGGCTACAGAATTCATCATTGATGCTGGTCACGGTGAAGGATTCTGTATTGGAAATATTTTCAAGTATGCACAGCGATATGGTAAGAAAGATGGACGGAACAAGAAAGACTTGATGAAAATCATTCACTATGCTATTATGATGCTTCATGTCCATGAACAAGAAGAAAAGAAAAAGTCTACTTTTTCCACTCTAACTAATCCGATGCAATACCAGGATAGTAATGGCTCTATGACGATTAAATTTAAAGAGGAAACTATAAAATGAAACTAAGTGAAAATACGATTAATATTTTGCGAAATTTTGCAAACATTAATCCTGGTATGCAATTCAAAGCTGGAAACATTGTTCGAACAGTATCGAAACAACAAAACGTTTTGGGTAAAGCAACTGTCTCTGAGACATTTGATTCCGATTTCGTAATCTATGATATGAATCGATTCTTATCTGTAGTGTCTGCTCTAGACAATCCAGATATTGTTTTCAATGCTGAAACGAAAAAGGTTCAAATCAATTCTGGAACTTCGAAATGCGTCTATGGTCTTTCTGATGAATCATTGATTGTTGCTCCTCCGTCAAAAGAATTAAAAGTAGAGAATGCAGAAATTAAATTTCAATTGTCTGCAGACAACTATGCAAAGGTTCTAAAGCTGGCTGGTATGCTCGCACTTCCAAACATTGCTGTTGTTGGTGATGGATCGGAGATTGTAGTTTGCACAACTGATGCAAAGAATGGCGACTCCGATCTATTTTCAATTAAAGTTGGTGACACTAAAGCAAAGTTTAAAATCATCTTTAATACAGAGAATCTTAAAATGACTCCCGGAACATATGATGTTCAAATTTCATCAAAGGGTATCTCCCATTTTAAAAATACAACAAGTCCAATTGAATATTGGCTTGCGACTGAAGCTGGTTCTAAATACGAGGGTTAATATATTATGAGCAATAAGAATCAAAACTGGGCACTTCCAACTTCACCTGCTGATTTGAAAAAAATCAATGATGCATTGAATGAAATTTCATCTTCACTAACTCGCATGGAAGCCGAGCGTGATTTGATTAAAGACATTCTACAAACCGTGGAAGACAATTACGAGATTCCTAAAAAGTATACGCGGAAAGTTGCAAAGTTTTTTCACAAACAAAACTTTGCACAATTTCAAAAAGAGCAAGAGGATGTTGAATCTCTATATGAAACCGTGACTGGTAAGTGATGCCGTTCTTGCATGATAGCATCGGTTGTGTTATCATGCTTCTTTATATTATGAATAAGGCGAACTATGTTAGAAGATTTCCTCTGGGTCGAAAAATATAGACCAAAGACTGTGGAAGATACAATTCTTCCTCCAGACCTTAAAACTGCATTTCAGAAATTTGTTGACGATAAGAGCGTTCCTAATCTAATTCTTGCTGGTGGTCCGGGTGTAGGTAAGACTACTGTAGCAAAGGCAATGCTTGAAGAAATTGGATGCACCTACATTGTAATTAATGGATCGATGAATGGAAATATTGACACTCTTCGAAATCAGATTCAGAATTTTGCTTCGTCAGTTTCGTTTACTGGCGGAAGAAAGTATGTCATTCTTGATGAAGCAGATTACCTTAATCCGAATTCTACTCAGCCAGCATTGCGAAACTTTATGGAAGAGTTTTCTGCTAATTGCGGTTTTATTCTCACTTGTAATTTTCTCAACAGAATTATTGCACCACTACATAGTCGGTGTTCAGTTGTCCAATTCAAGATTGTAAATGGCAATCGTGCTAAACTTGCAACAAAGTTTCTAAAGCGAGTTATTGGTATTCTACAACAAGAAAAAGTAGAATATGAGGAGCGGGTGATTGCAGAGTTAATTACAAAATACTTTCCAGATTGGCGTAGGGTTCTAAATGAACTGCAGCGTTATGCTGCAACTGGTAAAATTGATACTGGCATTCTTTCAAACATGTCAGCAGACAACTTTAAGAAACTTGTAGAAACTCTTAAAGAAAAAGACTTCACTGCCATGCGTAAATGGGTTGCGGAGAATTTAGACAATGATCCAACGTCATTGTTTCGAAAGATTTTCGATGCAACCAATGAGCATATGCAGCCGAGATCTATTCCTCGAATGATTGTTCTGCTTGCAGAGTATCAATACAAATCAGCATTTGTTGCTGATCAAGAAGTTAATTTCGTAGCATTCCTTGCAGAAGCAATGGCTGATTGCGAATTTAAGTGAAGGTAGTATATCATGCAATACATGACAACTGAGCAGAAAATTGAAGCATTAGGATTGATTGGCGAAAAATATGTTGCTAACTATCTTGCAGAAAACAATCGTGTAGTAAAACATTCATTGGATAAGTTCGATTCAAGAAAAGATTTACTTGTCGATGGCAAAAAAACTGTCGAAGTAAAGACTGGAGTTCCATTTATCTCTGAGCGAGCATTCTCGGTTCATAGGTCTCAATTGGATAAATGTAGATATGTTGATGAATTGTATTTCGTTACTATTCCAGCATTTAAGTTTAAATCTGATTTGACTGGTTGGCTCTATAGCGTAGATCCAAAAACATTTAAATGCAAAACAAAGAAAGTTCCTCGGGGTGACGGAACATTTCGCGAAATGCTTTTAATTCCAATTGAACAAGATGCAGTCGCTAGAATACATAAGATTGATGACTATGCAATAAACGAGATGATGAAGTATAATACTTCTAAATATTAATATGACTCCATTTGATTACATAAACGCAATCAATCAATCAAAAGAAAACTTGATTGTTGACGATCTTTCAGAAAAAGAATACGTTCCTTTCATTGTAAACAAAGGCTTATCATACTTTAGTGATACCGTCTTCTATGCAAATGAAATGAATAGTAAACATCTTCTTGATAATAAACCACAATTTCTCTATTTACTAAATATTGTCAGACCACGAAAGCGTTACAGCAAGTGGTTTAAAAATGAGGTAATTGAAGACATTCGCGTAATTAGCGAATACTTCGGATACAGCTATTCTAAAGCGAAACAAATTCAGAATATCATTACTCCGGATCAATTAAAAATCATGAAGACTAGATTAGAAAAAGGTGGTGTGAAAACAACCAAGGAGAAAAAGAATGGCGGTGAACATTGATGATTTATTGGAAGTCAGATTAAAGCAAGAAGACGATTTCTTAAAGGTTAAAGAGACATTGACTAGAATCGGCGTGGCTTCTAGGAAAGATAAAACTCTATATCAGTCTTGTCATATTCTACACAAGAAAGGTAGATACTATATCGTCCACTTTAAAGAACTATTTGCATTAGACGGAAAGCCAACAGACTTTGAAGAAAATGATTTGGGAAGAAGAAATGCAATTGCTAAACTTCTAGTTGAATGGGGATTGATTGAGATTGTTAATAAAGTAGCTTTAGAACAACAACCAGTTGCTCCTCTATCTCAAATCAAAATAATTTCTTACAAAGAAAAGTCTGAGTGGACTCTTACAGCTAAATATAACATTGGAAAAAAACGGGAAGCAAACTAAAATGGAAGAGTTAATTCAAGCAACTAAAATTTTGTTGGCTAATCACTATTCATTTTATTTAAAAGCCCACTACTATCATTGGAATGTTACAGGTCCAAACTTTCCACAATATCATGAATTTCTAGAAAATATCTATACAGAAGTGTATGAAGTAGTAGATCAGATTGCTGAAGAAATTCGTGCAATGAATGCATATGCTCCAGGAAGTTTTCAACGATTCATTCAGCTATCTCAAATTCAAGGTGATGATTCCGTTCCAGTTTCAGAAGAGATGCTAAGAAGATTGCTTAATGATATTGATACGATGCAAGCAAGTATTGATAGAGTTTATAATCTAGCTGAACAGCAAGGTGAGCATGGCCTTAGCAATTTCGTGGCAGAACGGCAAGACGCATTCAAGAAACATGCCTGGATGATTAGATCCGCGTTACGTTGATTTGACAAAGAATATCCTTCGTGATATGATCCTTTGTGCTTAGGAAATTAAAAGCACTTTTATTTTTAACTATGAGGTAACATTATGGCTTTCGTAAATTCAACCAAAACCCAAGTTCAGTTGCTCGTCAAGTATCTTCGTGGCACAAAGCGCGGAATCTCTGCAGCACAAGCAATGGCAATCTTTGGAATCAAAAATCTAAGCGCACGAATCAGCGATCTTCGTAAAGCTGGATTTAAAGTTCGCCGCGACATTAATACCGTTGGCAATACTGTATATTTTGTGTCTCGACGTAAGGTTGGTCAGGTCTAATCTGTATAAATAAAAGTGTCAGCACGTTGCTGACACTTTTTCAATTAGTTGTGCCTTTATAGGACAACGAAATTTAACTCGCTTATTTAAGGAGAACTACTATGACACATTTGTCTCTTCGCTCGCCATTTGAAATGTTTAAAGACTTCGACAAGTTTTATGTCGGATTCGATGATCAGTATAATCGTTTAGCAAAAATGCATGACGATATTACAAAAAATGTACCAAACTATCCTCCATACAATATCAAAAAGACAGGTGAGAATACCTATCTTATTGAAATTGCTGTTGCTGGTTTCGGGACGCAAGATATTGAAATTGAACTAAATGATGGGAAACTTATCGTTAGTGGAAATGCAAAGTCAGATGAATCGGAAGGTTTCTTGTTTAAAGGAATCGCTAATCGCGCATTCTCTCGCACATTTGCACTCAATGATCAGATTGAGGTAAAGAATGCAGAAATGTTTAATGGCATGTTGAAAGTGTTCTTAGAAAGGATTATTCCTGAACACCGCAAGCCAAAGAAAATTGCTATTGGTGATTCTGCTTCAAAGTCTAATTCGAAACAGTATCTAACAGAGAATAGCAATCATGGTTTATGATACAATCAAAAAAGTATTTTCTTCAATCTTTGAAGGAATTGAAACAAGTAAAAGGTATCGCGCAAAAGGTTATGTAGATTTTTATCTATCACAATCGATAGATCATGCTGATCTTGAATATAGAACTAAAAAATTGAAAGCTAGAGGTCTATTGTGAATTCTTGGTGGCCTGTTACCGATGAAGAGTGGGAACAAATAAACTTCCCACATAAGTAACACGATGGGGGCAATTAAGCCCCCATTTAATTTTGGAGATTAAAATGGCAAATTTGAGAATTTTGAAACTAATTACCAGTGAAGAGGTAGTTGGTGATGTTGTCGCAAGTGACAATGATCAGATCGTTAGAATGGAAAATCCTTGCTTGCTAGGATTGACGTATTCGCAAAATGGTAAAGCTGGATTGAACATGATGCCTATGCTAATGTTTTCGGAACAGAAAGTTGTGGAATTTAACCTCAGTCACATTGTCTACAATGTGACTGTTGCACCAGAGATCAAAAACAAGTATAATGAAATTTACGGTGCAGGAATCGTCGTTCCTCCGAAATCATCTATTCTTATTTAATGAAATTCTACACAAATTTTTCTCGATATGGCAATCAGATTCTAGTTCGTGGCTACAACAACGGCAAACGACACATAGACAAAATAAATTATGATCCCACTCTATACATACCATCAAAAGAAAAGACGGAGTTCAAAACTCTGTCTGGCGAATTCGTTTCGCCAGTTCGTCAGGGATCAATGTCAAATGCAAATGAGTTCATCAAAAGGTATGAGGATGTAGACAACTTTTCTATCTACGGATTGACAAACTATCAATACGTTTATGCAAATGAAGCGTATCCCGGCAAAGTAGACTACGACACTTCTGTAATTCGAATTGCTAACATTGACATTGAGGTTGGCTCCGAGAATGGATTTCCTGAGCCAGCTTCTGCGTCTGAACCAATCACAGCAATTACATTTAAGATTGATGGAATGTTTTATGTGTTTGGTTGTGATCAATTCAATAATGATCGAAATGATGTAACGTATACACAATGCCGTGATGAAAACCAATTAATCATGTTTTTTCTAGAAAAATGGGAAGAGACTTCGCCCGACATTGTGACTGGTTGGAATATTAAGTTTTTCGATATTCCTTATCTTGTTAATCGAATTAATCGATTGATGGGAGAGAATACAGTTAAACGATTGTCGCCTTGGAGAAAGGTTGGCGAAAAGAATTCTAGCACTTCAAAGAAAGAAGGTACTTCATGGAAATCATTTGTCAATTATGAATTGACTGGGATTGCTACGCTAGACTATCTTGAACTTTATAAGAAGTTTACATATGCACAGCATGAGAGTTTTTCTCTTAATCATATCTCATTCGTTGAACTAGGAGAAAAGAAACTAGATTATTCTGAAGTAGAAAATCTGCATCAATTGTATCGAACCAACTTTCAAAAGTTTATCGAGTATAACATTCATGACGTTGAATTGGTTGATCGCATTGATGCTAAGATGAAATTGATTGACATGGCTCTTGCACTTGCATATGATGCGAAGGTTAATTATGAAGATGTATTCTCTCAAGTTCGTATGTGGGATGTTCTCATTCATAATGAATTGATGGATCGTGGTGTAGTTGTTCCACAAAAAGTGAAGACAATCAAAAGCGAACAGTATGCTGGTGCATATGTTAAAGATCCAATTGTAGGTATGCATGAATGGGTTGTTTCTTTTGATTTGAATTCTCTTTATCCACATCTGATCATGCAGTACAATGTTTCGCCTGAGACTATTGTTTCAGGCATACACAAAAATATTTCTATTGATAATTTGTTGAGTGGAGAACATCAAGCATCAAGCGAATATTGTATGGCTGCAAATGGCTATTACTTTAAACGTGACAAGCAAGGCTTTCTGCCTGCAATGATGCAGCGCATGTATGATGATCGTTCAATGTATAAAAAGAAAATGATTGAAGCGCAGAAAGAACTCGAACGAATCGATTTGGAACTAAAATCTAGAAATTTATAAAGGTTGGATATGCAAAAAAATTTAAAACAACTTACTACGGAGAACCTTCGGGCGTATCGTATGCAAGTTGAGCAGCACATTTCTAAATACAAGAATCTTCAGCTTGCAAAGAAAGTGCAACTCAATTCGGCATACGGTGCGCTCGGATAGTTTGGTAACGAATGGTTTCGATTCTTCGACATTCGCCAAGCAGAAGCCATCACACTATCTGGGCAATTGAGTATTCGTTGGATTGAAGACAAGCTAAACGGCTTCTTCAATAAACTATTAAAGACGAAGAGTGTGGATTATGTCATTGCCTCAGATACGGATTCTGTATACGTCAATCTTGGTCCGTTGGTACATATGGTCTACGGATCTAAGAATATTGAAAAAGAAAAAATTGTTGATTTTATCGACAAGGCTTGCACAGAGAAAATTGAACCGTTCATTGATAAAGCATATCAAGAACTAGCGGATTACATGAATGCATTTGATCAGAAGATGCAGATGAAGCGTGAAGTGATTGCAAACAAAGGTATCTGGACAGCAAAGAAGCGATACATTCTAAATGTTTATGATTCGGAAGGTGTTCGTTTTGCAGAACCTAAACTAAAGATGATGGGCATTGAAGCAGTCAAGTCTTCGACTCCAATGTCATGTAGAGATAAGATTAAGGACTCTCTAAAGATTGTGATGAATGGTACCGAATCGGAGTTTCAGGAATTCGTTGCAGATTTCAGAAAAACTTTTACAACACTAGCATTTGAGGACATTGCTTTTCCTCGAGGAGTTAGTGATATAAAGAAGTACAAGTCTTCAAAAGATATTTACACAAAGGGTACACCAATTCATGTTCGTGGTGCTATTCTTTACAATCATCTTTTGGAGAAAGAGAAACTAACAAAGAAGTATCAGACAATCAAAGATGGCGAGAAGATTAAATTCTGCTACATGAAAGTTCCAAATCCAGTACAAGAGAACGTGTTTGCAATCTTGACAATTCTACCAAAAGAGTTTAAACTAGAGAAGTACATTGACTATGAAACTCAGTTTGAGAAAGCATATCTGGATCCGATTAGAACAATCGTTAATACTATAGGTTGGAATGTCGAGCATGTTTCCTCTCTAAAGAGTTTCTTTATTTGAAAAGGAGTTTTAAAGAATGAGCAATTTTTTTACAGATTTAGTTGAGCAATTGAAAGATGAAGACACTAAAATACTTGCTGACGGGAATGCTAGTGCTGAATTTACTGGTACTATTGATACTGGTTCATATGCTCTTAACGCAGTCCTTAGTGGAAGTATATACGGGGGAGTGCCTAACAACAAAGTCACAGCGTTTGCAGGTGAATCTGCAACAGGTAAAACGTTTTTCGTCCTTGGTGTTGTAAAGCAATTCCTAGACGATAATCCTGAAGGTGGTGTAATTTATTTTGATACCGAAGCTGCAGTAACCAAACATATGATGGAGTCTCGTGGCGTAGACACTAAACGGGTTGTTATCTCTGAGCCAGACACAATTCAAAAGTTTCGCCATACAGCATTGCAGATCATTGATAAGTATTCAGCACAACCATTAGCGAAGCGTAAGCCAATGTTAATGGTTCTTGATTCTATGGGTCAGCTATCTTCTACAAAAGAAATGGAAGACACAGCAGAAGGCAAAGAAACCAAAGACATGACCAAATCGTCAATTCTAAAAGCAACATTTAGGGTTTTGAATTTGAAACTTGCAAAAATCAATGTTCCTTTGCTTGTGACTAATCATGTTTACGATGTTGTTGGTGCATATGTTCCAACAAAAGAAATGTCTGGTGGTTCTGGTCTAAAGTATACTGCTTCGACAATTGTTTTTCTTTCGAAGAAGAAAGACAAAGATGGAACAGAAGTTGTTGGTAATATCATTAGAGCAAGACTGCAAAAGAGTCGATTCACTAAAGAGCATTCTGCAGTAGAGATTCGCCTAACTTATAGTACGGGTCTGGATCGTTACTATGGTCTACTTGACATTGCTGAGAAGTATGGTATCTTTAAGAAAGTATCTACACGATACGAACTTCCTAATGGAAACAAAGTATTCGGCAAATCAATCAACGAAGAGCCAGAAAAGTATTACACTAAAGAAATTCTTGATTTGATTGATGAAGCATGTAAGAAAGAATTTTTATATGGTCAAGAATCTATTGTTGGTGAAGATAGAGTTGAGGAAGAAGAATATGAAAATGAATGAAGACTATCAAGTAACTGAAACAGATATTAAGTACAAAGATAAAGATGCGGTCGCTACGATTAAAATTCTAACTGGAGATTATGCTGGTATAGAATTTAACTTTGGAGAAATTAGTTTTGGTGATGAAGAGAATCCTGACGGAACATTTACAATCAGCTTCAATTATGATATTCTACCAGAAGAATATAAAAATCTAAAGAGCGATGAAAACTTCGAAAAAGTTGTTGGAACAATTCTAAATGATCTTTTGTTGGAATCAATAAACGCAGCTGAGAAAAGGTACAAAGATGAACTTAGAGCAAAAAATACTGAAACATTTATTGACGGATGAGGAGTACACAAGAAAAACTTTACCTTTCATTAAAAGCGAATACTTCCAAGATTCTTCTGAGAAAATTCTTTTCGAAGAGATAAAAAACTATGTTGTTAAATATAACTCGATGCCTTCAAAAGAGGCATTGAGCATTGAAATTGACAACAAAGTAAATCTTACTGACGATCATCATAAGAGAACTATTGAATTAATTTCTGAAGTTTGCACTAGTGATGATACGTCAGACACAAAATGGTTGATTGATGCTACAGAAACTTTTTGTCAAGAAAAAGCTATCTACAATGGAATCATGCAAAGCATTCAGATTCTTGATAGTAAAAACAAAGTCGAAAAATTAGATAAAGGTTCAATTCCAAAAATACTTGCAGATGCGCTATCCGTTTCTTTTGATAATCACATTGGTCATGATTTTATTGATGACGCTGAAACACGCTACGAATTCTACCATAGAGTTGAGAAGCGAATCCCATTCGACTTGGACTACCTCAATAGAATTACAAAAGGCGGTCTCGCAGAGAAATCATTAAACATTGTTCTTGCTGGCACTGGTGTCGGTAAAAGTCTTTTTATGTGTCATTGTGCTGCAGCTAATCTAACAATGGGAAAGAACGTTCTATACATTACATTAGAGATGGCAGAAGAAAGAATTGCAGAACGAATTGATGCTAATCTACTTGACATTGAATTGAATCATCTAGTTGCAATGCCTAAAGCAACTTATCTAAAACGAATTCAAGAAGTGAAAGAAAAGACTAAAGGCAAGCTAATCATCAAAGAGTATCCTACCGCAAGTGCAAGTGCTACAAACTTTAGTCATTTGCTAAACGAATTGAAATTGAAACGACAATTTATTCCTGATATCATCTACATCGACTATTTAAATATTTGTGCATCATCAAGAATGAAACATGGATCTAACGTCAATTCGTATACATATATCAAATCAATTGCAGAAGAATTGCGTGGTCTTGCTGTAGAGAATAGAGTTCCAATTGTTTCTGCTACACAAACGACAAGAAGTGGTTATTCTAATTCCGATGTTGGATTGGAAGATACATCAGAGTCTTTTGGTCTTCCTGCAACTGCTGATTTAATGTTTGCATTAATTTCAACAGAAGAATTGGCAGAAGCGAATCAAATTATGGTAAAGCAATTGAAGAATCGTTATTCGGATCCAACAACAAATAAACGATTTGTAATTGGAGTTGATAGAGCAAAGATGAAACTTTATGATGCACCCAATTCATCGCAAAACAATATATCAGATAGCGGTCAATACGATAGCAAAGAAGACGATACTCCAATCTTTGATAAAAGCGCAATTGGTAAGTCATTGAAAAATAAAAGAGATTTTTCAAATCTCAAGGTATGAGACTTTAACGCCCACCTCAGGAACCCGCCTGGAAGCGCCTCCAGGCGATTCTTGCTAACTCGCCCACACTACCCTACACGGCGCCTATAGACGCTCCTATAGCGCCGCAAAACTGTTGTAAATTTACAACGTTGTATTTGTGCGACACCAAAAAAGTCCTTGCTTTTTTCCACGATCAGAGTACAATAGATCTTGTGGTGAGAGAGAAACAGAGGAACAGAAAATGAATTTCGAAGAAGCTATGACCGTTGTTGAAGAATTCAAAGAAACCTGGTGCTTGCCTGGATTGCTCGAAACCCTAGAATTCATGAGTGTGCCACGCAACCGCGAAGAGATGACTGGCGAAGAACTCCGCGCCTATCGCGTTGTGTGTATCGAAATGAGCAAACTGTTTGCTCCAAAGGCTGCTTGAAATGCGTAAGATCGAAATTGCTGACTTGATCCTTCTCGGATTTGTTGTTACCACGACTCTCATTCTTATGAATGCAATTGTCGAAGTCCTAGCTAAGTAATTGAGGAATTGAAAATGAAAGTAGGCGATAAAGTAATGTCCTTCGATTTCAACGGAATCGATAGCTGCTACATGGTTGGCGAAGTTGTCGGAATCCAGAGCGATGGTCTCTTTCGTGCGAAATTCATCAAGCGGGTTTGGGAACATGAAGAGGATACGAAATTCAAAACCGACTACTTCACCGCTCCCATGCAGGGTCAAATGTTTGGTGACAATAAAACCTTCCCTCGCGTTGTAGTGGTCGGCTGAAAAAAGCCTTGACAACAGACCAGAACCAGCGTACAATGGATCTTGTGGTGAGAGAGAAACAGCGGAGTCCAGAGATGATTACTTGTACAGATATTGCTGATGCGTTTGATTGTGGTTGGTCGCCAGAAGCCGTTGCTGCGGTTTTCAGATTAAATCTTGCTGATGTGTTGTCATTCTACAATGATTACATTGAGGCCTACGAAGCGGCTGTTCTTGGTGATCCAGAAATTCAGCGTGGTTTTGACAATTTTCGGGAGTGATTGGAATGTTAGAGAAAACCGAAATGCAGATGTTGATTGACGTTATTGTCAAGCGTGAAATGTCAAAGGGTCTTTCAGATACCGATGCGCGAGTTTTTGCTCTTGGTTATCTAGGATCTTACGTTCAGAACAATCTTATTAATCAAGTTCCAAAGGCTCGGCGCAAGTTGTTGAAAGCCGATATCAATGAGCGTATTACCATTATTGCTGGAGACATTTGAAATGGCTTACATGAACCAAGAAAAGAAAGCAAAGATTGCTGCCAAGTTGAAGCCTGTTCTAAAAAAGTATGGCATCAAAGGTTCTTTGTCGGTGCACAATCATTCCTCGATTTGCTTGACCATCAAGAGCGGTCCAATTGATTTCATTGGTAACTCCAATGAGACTTGTTCGAAAGACTTTTATCAGGTTGCTCGCGGTTTTGTTCCTAACAAAACCGACTATGAGCAAGTGAATACTTACCACTATCAGAGTCATTATTCTGGTGCTGCAAAGCAAGCGTTGGAAGAAATTATTCCAATTCTTTACTCTGCTGATTACTATAACAACAGTGATGCACAGATCGATTATTTTGATACCGCATATTATGTGCATGTTAACATTGGTAAGTGGAATGCTCCTTATCAAGTTACCGCTTAATTCAAAGGAGTTATATGAAATTCGAAGAAATGTCAGAATACGATCAAGACAATTTGGATTTTCTTTTGTTTGCAAGTGATGAAGTGCTATCAAAATGGCATCAAGAAATGGATGATGATGACATTTCATATGCACTAGAATTGCTCGAAACAGCAAAGTGGTACATTACAGCCAAACAAGTAGAAATTAGCATTCTAAATGCTTTAGATTATTCTGCAGCAGAAGCTGCGTTAAGTAAATACATGCTTTCACAAAATGGAGATACTAAATGAATATTAACGTTAATCTAGAAGTTACAGAAGAATCAGTTAAAGATTTGGCAGTTGCTTATTTGCTTCATACATTCGAAGTGAATACAAGTCTACCATTGGACAATAGTGAGCAATTGCAATCTGCAATTCAAACAGTTCTTGAATATCTAATGGATGATGAAGATTTTCAAAGGATTCTTGAAGATTTGCAATGATAGTCTATACACATCAGAAGTCCAAGCGGCGCAAGCCTAATGCAAAGCAGAGAGAACTTGAAGCTGATTGGAATAAACTGCTCGACAAGTATAGTCCAAAAAAGATTGTAGTCAAAGCAGAATCCAAACAATACGAAGTTGCTCCTTTGCCGCATAGAGAAATTCATAACGCAAAGAGTTATGATTCTGGTGTTGGTGCTGCGACAAAGCCAATTCATGGAAAAGTCTACACTGGCGATAAGATGATTGGCATTGGTACGTTGCATAAGTCAAATGCAGTTCCAATCTTTACAGACGAGGAAGCAAAAGATCAAGCATCAATGCGCCGATAACTTTAAATTCTGAGACATAAATAAGCCTGTAATCAAATACAGGCTTTTTTTATTGGACGAAATAAAGACATGGCACACTTAGCATCCAAAGCAACCGACGGAAGACTATCTTTCACAAAGTACGTTACTGACAATAAAAGATATACAGAAATTGATTATGAAATTGAGAAAGGCTTAATTGGAAACTTATACAAAGTAGCTAAAACTGGTCTTGTCATAGTAAAACAATTAAAAGCAGAAACAAAGTTTAAGATTATAGACACAAAATTATATGAAATTTCTGGATTGAAACTTGCTAAGGTTAAAGTTGGTACGGTCGAAGGGATGATCGAAATCAACAAAATTAGAAAACCAACGAATGCTAATAGCACACAATACGAAGATGAAGTTGTCGAAGCAATCAATAATTACATTTTAGAATGTGGTGGTAAAGTTGACATAAAATTAAAAGGTGACAGCACAATATACAAAGATATTGCGTATGCAATTAAAGTTGACACAAATTTAAAACGTCAGGATGGAGTGAGAGGAGATCCTAAAGCGGACATTATTCTATGTAAAGACATAAAAACTCCTCTAGTTAGAGGATCGATATACTTGTCACATAAAAAAGCTGGTGGAGCTGAAGCGTTTCAGCAATATGGTGGGTTATCAGAACTTGCTGGAGAAGAAATTTATAATCATCCTATAGTTCAAAAATTTTTAGGTAATGTCGTTAATGTTCTTGGCGATAAAGATCAATTGCCATCACCAGTTATGGGAACATTTAAAGATGTTAGATTGTCGAATCTATCAATTTATGGTCCAGAATTTGGTAAAGCATTTTCATTACAACATGTTCAAGCAATTGGTCAAGGTCATGCAAAATTTACTGTTAGTGGCAAAAATACAGAATTAACATTTGATGGTGGAATGGGATTATCTGGAGATTTAAGTCACTTTACTGGAAACTTTTTACCAGTGTTTGGTGCAACATTTAGGGCTGGTAGAGGATTTGAATATAAAAACAAAAGATATAATGGCGTAAGATTAGGTATCTATCCACAAAAACTAATGGCGACAAGAACGGGTTTAATTAAAATCGAACTTTAATAATATTATAAATAAAGCATAACGCAGTTAGACTAAGGTAAACCTGCAACAGATAAGGCTAAGGCAATCTCTATTGGAAAAAAATGGACGACTTATTAGAAGATATTAAAACTTGGTCTAAAACTCATAAAGACGAGATGCCACAAGATGTCAAGTGGTGTGGAAAATCTCAAAAGGGTGTTTTCAATTCTCATTATGGAAAAAAGCACAGTGAAGAGACCAAAAAAATAATTGGTTCAAAAAGTACCAATAGAAATTGGGCGCCAGCTGAATTAACTGCACATTATGGATCCGATAATGGAAGATCTAAAAGAGTCGAAGTCACCATAAACAATGAAATAAAAATTTATGAATGTCTTATGGATTTCTACAATGAATATAAGTTAATACCATATTCATCATTGAAATGGATGGCACAGAAAGAAAAATCTTCCAGAGGGATTTTAGTTAGATATGTTTAAATTTGAACAATATCTTATAGAAAATAAAAACGTTCATCTAGAGCATGCAGAAGATGATGTTCTAAATGGTGGTGTCAATGGTGCAAGAAATAGCATTAATGCACTTAGAAATGTGCGAAATATGCTTGCAGGTCATTCCGAAAAGAAAGTTAACATAACAGTTAAATGGGATGGTGCTCCAGCAATATTTGCAGGACAAGATCCAACAGACGGAAAATTCTTTGTTGCAAAGAAAGGCGTCTTTAATAAAAACCCAAAAGTATATAAAACTCCAGCAGAGATTGATGAAGACACCTCTGGAGATTTAGCAGAAAAACTTAAAACATGTTTAATGTGGTTACCTAAGATCGGCATCAAAGGTGTCATTCAAGGCGATCTATTATTTACAGAATCAGACTTAAAACAAGAAACAATTGACGGAGAAGAATACGTCACGTTTCATCCAAATACGTTAGTCTATGCAATCCCAACAAATACAGAACTTGCTAAAAGTATTAAAAGAGCAAAATTAGGTATTGTTTGGCACACAATTTACGAAGGCGAATCATTTGAAACAATGAAAGCAGTCTTTGGAAAAGATGTTATTGGTTCACTAACTCAAAATTCAAATGTTTGGATGACTGGTGTAGACTATCATGATGTTTCTGGTAAAGCAACACTAACAAAAGATGAATATGATAAAGTAACTTCAGTATTATCTGAAGCTGGAAAAGTATTTCAAAAATTAGATGCATCAACTTTAAACTATATTAATACTGATGCTGATTTAATCGAAAGAATTAAAACATTCAACAATTCAAAAGTTCGTGCTCAGTTAAAAATTACTAACGTCAAAGCGCATGTTAAAGAAGTGATAGAATATATTGAAGAATATTACGAAAAACAAGCTGCTGGTAAAGGTGAAAAGGGTCGCGCTACCCAAATGACAAAAAAACAAAACGTTTTAAATTTCTTTTCTGACAAAAACAAATCAAATTTAGAAAACATTTTCACGCTAATCAACCTATTAGCAGAAGCAAAATTGATTCTAATTAAAAAGATGGATGAAGTAAAACAGTTGCATACATTTTTATTGACAAAAAACGGTTACGAAGTGACTGGTGTTGAAGGATATGTTGCAATTGACAAAATTAAAGGTAATGCGGTTAAATTAGTTGATAGAATGCAATTTAGTCATGCAAATTTTTCTCCAGACATTATCAAAGGCTGGCAAAAAGGAAGCGCAATGAAAGAATCATTTATTAAAGAAGCAAAAACTAAACCAAAAATCGTTGTAGTATATGGTGGGGGCTTTCAGCCATTTCATGCTGGACATTTAAGTAGTTATACACAAGCTAAAAGTGAATTTCGTACTCCAGATTTTTATGTTGCATCAAGCAATGATACAAAAGTGCGACCAATTCCATTTAAAGATAAAGAGTTTCTAGCACAACAGGCTGGTGTTACGGATCATTTTGTTCAAGTGATACAACCAATTAATCCTAAAGAGATTATGAATCGTTATGACGAAACTAATGATATTCTTATTCTTGTTCGTTCAGAGCGAGATCCGATGAAATATACAAAGAAAGATGGATCGCCGGCATATTATCAGCCATTTATTAGTATTAATAAGTGCGAATCGTTCGATAAACATGCATATATTTTTGTAACTAAGAAACATGATTTTAAAGTCAATGGCGAACTTGCATTCTCTGGTTCTCAAATTAGAAAAATGTATGCAGAAGCAGACTCAGATGGAAGAGATGAGATCATTAGTGATTTATATCCAAAATCAAAAAACAAATCTAAAGTCAAAAAACTATTAGACAAATACATAGGTGGTGGTATGAGCGAAGAATTAGAAGAAGCAAAGATCAAACTAACTGCTGCACAAAAAATACAGAGAGCAATTGAAAGAGAACGAGAGAAAAACAAGCCATACGCTGCAGCACAAGATAGAGAAAGAAGATTGACAGCAATGATTAATTCTCACGATCAAAAGAAAAAAGAAGACGAGAAAAACGAATCTGTTTTAGGCTATTCGCAAAGACTTGCAAGAGGTCAAAGATTTAAGAGAATGCAGAAGCGTTTGCTCAGAACAAGACTTGCACAAGCAAAACGATTTGCTGATCCTAAACGCCTAAAAGGTCGTGCAGTTAAAGATGCATACAAATTGTTTAGAGCAAGAATCACTGGTGGCAAGAATTATGCATCATTAAGCACGGGCGAAAAGATTAGCGTAGACACAAGACTACAGAAGATGTTGCCTGGAATTAAAAAACTTGCAGCAAGACTAGTTGGTGCTGAAAGACAAAAAGAAATGCAAAGAAAACAAAAAGCAATGATGAGAAGAGAAAGCACAATAGATGAATTGTTTTCTCAGACTTTTAATTTGAATGAAGTTGCTCAAGATCAAGATATTAAAAATAAAGAAGGCACTCAGCCTAAAAAATATTATGCTGGATTAGATAAAAATACAAAAGAATTACGATCAGCTCATTTTGAAAAGAATGGACCAAAATCTGATTCAGATAAGTCTGGTTATGAAGATGCACCAGGAGATAAAGAAGCGAGAGAAAAAGAAATGCCTCAATCCAAACACACACTTAAATTTAAAAAGATGTATGGCGAATCTATGGATAGAAAAGAATCATCAAGACTAGACCAATTAGTTCGCATGGGATTAGCTGACACAAAGATGTTATCTGTTCTCAAGCGTTCATTGGAGAAACTAAAATCTGGCGATCAATTAAGCACACAAGAAAAGTCTGCGACAAATGATTTGCTATCCACACTTCTAGATATGGTTTTATCTTCTGATAGTCTATTTGGAATGACAAAGAAGCAACTACAAAAAGAATCTGTTGATGATAAATTTAAAAAGTATATTACTCCAGCAACAAAGTCTACACCAAAGATTGAAAAGATTTCTACTCCAGCAGGAAAGTCTGGAAATGGAACTGAATGGAAAGTGACTGGAAAACTATCAAGCGAGACTAGAACATTTAAGAGTAAAAAAGACGCTGAAGACTATTTCAATGTAGTTAAAGAGTCTATGGATGATTATGAAGATGAATACGAAGACTCTCCAGAAATGGATGGAGTCGAAATGGCTCAAATCGAATTAGCAAACATGATTGAAGATGCAAACGATTTATTAGATATGCTTGATGAAATGGACGAAGAACCAGATCAGTGGGTTCTTTCAAAGATTACAAAGGCTGCTGATTACATTGCAACTGCATCAGACTATTTACAATTTGAAGATGGTTTCAATCCAAATGAAGTTGATGATGAAGAAGAGGATGACGATGGAGAATACTCTGGCGAAATCGATGATTCCGTTCTTGACCAATACACAATGGACGCACCAGCAAGTGATTATGGTTCAGCATATGAAGAATTTAGACCAATCATCGAAGAAATTGAGGGACTTCAAAAGAAAGCTGAAAAGTCAGGCATTTCATATAGCATATTGAAACAAGTCTACAATCGTGGTATGGCAGCATGGCAAGGTGGTCATCGTCCAGGAACTACGCCACAGCAATGGGCATTTGCTAGAGTTAATTCATTCATTACAAAAGGTCAAGGTACCTGGGGTGGAGCGGATAGTGACTTAGCATCTAAAGTAAAAAAGAATGAAGAATTCTCTAAATTCGCTGAAGCATTAGAATGGGGAACAGATGCACTAAGAATGTCTTATGCAAGAGCAACTCCAGGACAAAGCCCAGATATCATTACAGCTAAATACTCAGCAAATAGTGTAATGAATACATTGAATGATATCACTACACAAAGAAAGAAAAAGATTTTTGATGAAGAAACGTCATGTTGTGGTGATTGTAAAGATGAGATTGTCGAAACTGTAGATTGGGAAAATATTTTAGTTGAAGCAGATTATCAAGGTAAAACTGTTAAATTAAATGATCCTTTTAGAACACCTGGCGAAAATAAAAAGTTTGGCGTTTATACTATGGGACCAAATGGTGATGTTGTGATTGTTAGATTTGGTGATCCAAACATGGAAATCAAACGTGATGATCCAGAAAGATTAAAAAGTTATAGAGCGAGACATGGATGCGATAATCCAGGTCCGAAATGGAAAGCAAATTATTGGTCTTGTCAAATGTGGCGTTCAGATAAAACAGTCGGCGATTTAGATTAAAAACATACGGAGAAAGTAACATGTCAACACTAGCAGATAAAATGGGATTGCCTAAAGGTCTTTTGGACGCGGTTAAAGGCGTATTGTCTGAAGAACTAAGTCCAAAACAAAAGAAAATCGACAAGAATAAGAATGGCAAGATTGATGGTCAGGATCTTGCTATTCTGCGTAAAGAAGATCAAGATTTAGAAGAAGGTGGTGAACAATACAAAGTCAAATCTATTGGATATGATCCAAAGAAAGGTGACTATTTTGTTCATCCAACAACTGGCGAAAAAGTTTATAAGTCTGGCGTAAGCAAAGGCGATCATGTAAATCCAAAGACTGGTGAAGTGAAAAAGAAAGTTGCTGAGTCCGAGACTTTAGATGAAAATGATGCAGCAATGAAAGCGCACATGAATATGGGTCATAGAGTTAAACAAAATTCAGATGGCACATATACATGGTTTGACGACAAGAATAAAATTGCAAGAAAAGTTGACGGAAAGAAGCAATCATCCGTTAAATGGACTGCAAAAGGAAAAGATGAAAGTGATCCAGATGATATGGATGAAGAAGTTGAATTGCAAGAAGGAATTACTCCAGCACAAATTCAAAGAATGAAAGCTGAGTATTCTAAGATTGATAGAATTGATCCATCTAGCGATAACTACAAGAAACTTATTTCTATGTTAGATAAGTTAGGTAAGACAGAATTGCAGACACTTTCAGACGCAGGTATTAAGTTTGTTTCTGGTCTTGCAAGAAATCGTGTCAATCGCATGGGCATGAAGAAAGAAGAAACGCAATTGGATGAAGGGCGTCCATCACAGCGTCATCCATTAGAAGGTCATGACTATCACAAGAAGAGTGATGCTGAATTAATTTACATTGGTAAAGACGCACACAAAGCTGCAGAAGCAATGAAAGGTCACAATACTAATGCTGAGAACAAATATCGCGACCAAGCTAATGATGCTGCGACAGTTAGATACTTCCGTCAAAAGAATGGTATGCCAGATTGGTATAAAAAGAAATATGGACATGACGTTAAGAAAGAAGAAGTTCAATTAGAACAAATGGGCAGTCCAAAGTCAGATAGTCTAGAGCGTTCATATTATCAAAAATTGAATAAAGCCCAAAAGCAATTAACAGATGAAAATCAGCCAATCAATCAAGAAACAAAAAAATTGATGAAGGGACAAGTAACAAAATCTGGTGTTGCTAAGTGGCTTGCTACTGGTGCTGATAATATGAAAAAAGAAGAGAAGATTCCAGAATTCAAATCTGGCGGAAAGCCTTTAGAGAAGAAATTCAACAAAGCGTTTAAAGACTTAGGTGTTGATGCTAAAGTTAAAATCAAAACTGTTGGTAATATTTCAACTAATGAAGAAGTTGTACTAGAAGCATCTAGAGTTGTGAAACGTGTTAAAGACTTAGCTAAAAAGAAAATGATGAAGAAAGAAGAAGAAACTCCAAGCAAAGCAAACGTCGAAAAGGGCGATCAATTGACTGGAAAGAAAGAGCCAATTGAAGTCAATCCAGAGATGAAGAGTTAAAATGACGAATGAATTGCCTCAAATTTATTGTGACATGGATCAGGTTTTGGTTAACTTCGTCGGTGGTGCTAATAAAGTATTAGCTGCTGCTGGACTAAAACCTTTTCCAGAAGAAGAAAAGAATGCTAAGTGGGAAGCAATGAAACAAGTTCCAAAGTTTTGGGCGAATCTAGAACCTATGTCAGATGCACTAACACTTTGGAGATTCATTCGTCCACACAATCCATACATTCTATCGACTCCATCTAAACGCATGATTACATGTAAGCCAGAAAAGATTGAATGGGTTAGAAAACATTTAGGTCATGTAGAAAAAATTCTTCTTGTTCCAAGAGAAGATAAACAACAATACGCAGTAAGTGAAGATGGAAGACCAAATCTTTTAATTGACGATTACGAAAAGAATATCAAAGAGTGGGTTGCTAAAGGTGGTGTTGGAGTTCGCCATATAAATAGTATGAATACAATTTCGCAATTAAGAAAACTAGGATACTAAAAGGAGAACACCATGGCACTATGGGGAAGTAGAGATATTTTTACATTAACTGGAACTGCATTTGCTAATAGTACAGTTAATACATCAATTTTAACAGGAACAGGAACTGTTTTCACAACAGAACTTGAAGTTGGCGATACTATCATTATTAATGGTTCAAGTCGTAAAGTTATTTCAATTGCAAGCAATACATCATTGACTTTTGAACCTGCTTGGACAGCTGCTAACGTTGCTACAACTATTTTCGGAAGAGACACACCAAAGTTTTTAGCCGCTAATAGTGCAACTGTTCAAAGTTCACAATTTGCAAACACAATCTACACATTTGGTGTCGATTCAAACGAAGCTAGAGCTGATGCACACACACATGCTGGTTGGGTAAACGTTATTCGATACACTGACATGCATGGTAATGCTCGTAAAAAGTATGAGACATTAGTTGCAATGCCATCAATTTACAATGATTCTGATGATGATGCGACATTCCCAGATAGTTTCATTACAATCGTAACTCAGCCAAGTTCGAATACTGGTGCAAACAATTCGCCAGCATCGTTTACAGTTGTTGCAACAATCGAGCCTACTGGAAATACAATCAATTACCGTTGGCAGCGCGCTGCGAATGCAAATGCATCATTCGTGGATCTAACAAACACTGGTACATACTCAAACACAAATACAGCAATATTGTTAATTGCAAACAATACAATTGCTGCTGGTGGTGGTGGACTATCGAATTCGATCTTCCGCGTAACAATGTCTTCAGTTGGTCAGTCTGCAAACACAACATCCGCAAACGCACTATTGATCACAGTATAAAAACTTTATCTTATGATTGGGTGATAGGTAAAACTATCACCCATTTTGGTCCGAGTCCCGGAAGTAGCATTCCCATTTAATTGGGTTTACATTAGGAGAAAAGAATGGCAGATAAAAAGGTAACGCAGTTAACAGCTTTAACTGCGCCAGTTAAAGAAGATTTGTTATTGATTATCGATGATCCATTAGGGTCACCAATTAGCAAAAAAATTACAGTTGATAATTTTTTTGGAGCAACATCAGCATTAACAGTAAATGCAATTTCTTTAATTGCATCTGGCGACACTTCGCTAACAGCTAACAACTTTACATTTACTGCAGCGAATACAGTAACTTTCACTAAGGGTGTAGTTATTAATGATGGTGGTACTGCGTCTGATACACAAATCAAGTCAGACAATCAAGCGAACATGTTTTATGTTAAAGCATCTGCAGATAAGATTGGTGTTATGACAAATGATCCAACCTCTGCACTTGATATTAATGCAGACTCGGTTAGAATTCGTACAGCGAATACACCAGCAAGTTCGTCTGTCAATTGGCAAGTTGGAACAATTACTTGGGACGCAAACTATATTTACGTCACAACAAGTGCTGGAGTAACAAAGAGGGCTTCGTTGAACACATTCTAATTTATGAATATTTTAACTGATGATAATTTTGATGAATATGCAGTAAAAAATTATATAAATCCAAACTGTGTATCTATTTTAGAGTTTCTTGATGATTTGCAAACTATCAAATACATTAAAAGACTTGTAAATAGATACTCAGATAAAAAAGACTTAAAAGAAAGATTGATATTAAACCATATAATTTCTCTTTCAAATGTTTTTGGTGTTGAAGCTACTGTTAATATGTTGAGATTCAAGATTCAAAAAAAGAATCACGATATCATCAATGCGTTTTTTCTTTATCTAAATTATGATGCGTTAGAAAATATGGATGTTTTAGATTTAAATTTATACAATCAATTAAAGAAGAAAATTTAAATGGCTAATTTAGTAGACTTATATCTTGTTTATAGAGTATTGCGTCAATTGACAACTCCATTCGAAAACTGGGACGCATATAAGACTGGCGTAATTGATGCTGAAGGCAATCTTATAAAGAAAGCATATGATCGTAGAACAGCAGAAGAGCAAGAGTCTTTTACTAAGTTTGATCTATTGATGTTGAAACTTAAAAAAGTTTTAGGTGTATTGCCGTTTGGAAAAACAAAACTAGCATCATATGCTGCAGCATTGTTTCTTATAAAAGAAGAAAAGAATCTTACTGAAAGCAATATTGAAGAGAGTTTCATGAAGCATTATAGAGAATCGTTTGGAAGAAACAAAAATGTTATCAAAGAAGATGCACCGGTAAATAATGTTGGTGGTGGTAATATTGCTGGAACACAAGGCGATCCTCCTCGACCAACTAAAGTAATGATGCGCAGATTTGCACAAAATGATGTATTCGTTGTTGATCAGCAAAGATTTAACAATGCAAGAATGGGTAAAAAGAAATTCGTAAAGTATGAAAAGTATGTTGGTTCCGATGATGTTGGTAATGCAATTAGAGACTTTGGAAGAAAGTATCCAAAGAAGCCAATCATTCTACAAGATGAAAAGACTGGATCAATGATCTTTTTACGTCATGGTAGAAGTGGTATGTTTACTGAGCAATTCGATAACAAGCCAAAAGAAATCACTCAATCAGATTTAAAAACTATTGAAGTTTATGCAGACAAGTTATTCAAAGCTGTAGGCATAGATGTTAATTTCACAAGACACTTTTTGGATCGTGTAAATGATGCAAGAAATGTTAAACAAATTACTCCAGATGAATTGACTGATCTTTTTAGAAAATCTTATGAGAAGTATGGAAAGAAAATTTCAAAGCTAGGTCCAGACGCTGAAGCTGTACTTAATGATATGAGAACAAATATCAATATGCCATTCGTTTTGAATTGGGATAGAAACTCTCAAGAGTTGGATCTAGTCGCAAAGACTGTTATGCGTAAAAAGAATTTCATGACTCAGAATCAAAAACTATCCGTGTAAAAAGAGAAATATTATGTTATGGATTCTTGAATTTATTCCCAATTGGATTTCGCAATTAAGTTTTTTACTTGGCATTCTTGCAATTGTGATTTCTGAGTTTATTCCAGATAATCTCTACAAAATTACTATTAAAATTATTGGAGTTTTTGTTCTATGTTTTAGTTGTATGATGATGGGCATCAATAGTGAAAGGGAATCTTGGGAAGCGAAAGTAAAAGAATTAGAAGTCAAATTAGCAAATAATCAAGTTGAATCTATAAAAGAGAATGTAAAGATAGTAGAAAAGATTGTAACAAAGAAACAGATGATCAAAGAACGTGGTGAAGAAGTTGTAAAATATATCAATAAAGAAATTGTTAAATATGATTCTAAGTGTGAAATTCCACAAGAGTTTATTAAATCATTAAATGATTCTGCTGAGGATGTTAAACAATGAAAAAGATTTCATTATTTTTATTATTGTTTCTGGTCGGATGTGCTACTAAACCAGTTCCAGTAGTTGCTAGATTTCCAGAAGCAAATAAATACATTCTAGAAAAATGTTCATCTTTGAAAAAAATAGAAGCCGAAGCAAAATTAAGTGATGTAGCAAAAACAGTATCACAAAATTATTCGTTGTATCATGAATGTTCAGCTAAGACTGATTCGTGGATTGAATGGTATCAAAAACAAAAACAAATCTATGAAAAGGCTAGCGACTAAAAATGGCTACAAACGAAGTACAAGAATCATTGAGAGTTGACGTTGAAGTGTTGAAGGAAAAGGTGTTGACACTTACACAGCTTTGTAATAAGATAGACATGCTTATCGAAAAGCTAGTGGATAATAACGACAAGATGATCACACAGATATATCAAGATATGGAAAAACGAAAGTCAGATACCAACACGGACGTAAAAGAATTGCACTCAAGAATTTCCACAATCAGTAGAGAATTGTCTGACAAGGTTGAACTGACTGAACGTAGAATCATGGATGAAATTAAGTCCTTGCGAAATGATATCAGCGAACATAATAAAAAAGAAGATGGAGAATTCAAGAAGCTACTAGAGTGGCGTTGGATGGTTGCTGGTGGTCTTGCAGTCGCAGTCTGGATTATATCTCAATTAAAGTTGGATGGTCTGTCGAAACTCTTCCATTGACTTGACTTTTCTCTGGCGGTGCGCTATACTGTAAGATACTTGTAACAGAGCGCAGACAATATTATGAGCATGTGGATTGATCACAAATACATCGGTTCTATTTCCGTTCGTTTAGATAAGTTTGTTCGCAAGGGCGATTATCTATACAACTTCCGCTGCCCAATTTGCGGAGACTCTCAAACAAATAGAACCAAGGCTCGCGGATACATATTCGCACAGAAAGGTGGCATGTTTTACAAATGCCACAACTGTTCTACAAGCACCACTCTTGGCAATCTAATCAAAGCTGTAGATCCAAATCTATACAAAGAGTATTGCTTAGAGCGATACAAAGAAGGCGAGACTGGTAGAAAACCACACAAAGAGCATGGATTCGTATTCAAACCAGTAAAGTTTGGAAGCAATAAGTCCGAAAACTTTAAAGGCATTCTAGTTTCTTTATCAGAACTTGATTCTAAGCATGAAGCTATTGTTTATGCTAATGCAAGAAGAATTCCAAAAGAAAAGTTTAATGAATTATATTTTGTTGACAATGTACAAAAACTTAAATCATTTTCTCCAGAGTATGAAACTAAGATTGTAACCGAAGAACCAAGAATTGTTTTTCCATTCTATGATGAAAACAATGAATTAGTTGGTCTATCTTGTCGTGGCATTCGTAAAGAAAAGCAAAGATATCTAGTAATGAGAATAAAAGATGATTTGCCGATGCTATTCAATATGAATAATGTCAAAAAGAATGAGTCTATATACGTTACCGAGGGTGCAATTGATAGTTTATTTCTTCCAAACGCTGTTGCTGTCGGTAATTCAAATTTAAAGTATGCAATCAAAGTCATGGATTCAAATGAGAACATCGTGTTAATCTATGACAATGAACCTAGAAACAAAGAAATTGTTAGAGAAATGAAAAGTGCTATTGATTCTTCAGCTAAGATCTGTATCTGGCCCAAATCCTTTAAAGAAAAAGATATTAATGAGATGGTACTAGCTGGGAAGAGCGAGGAAGAGATTCTCAATACAATAAATAAAAATACTTTTCAGAACGCGGAAGCATTATTGTGTTATAATGAATGGAGAATGGTATGACGGTAAAATTAGTTAGTTATTCGCAGCAAGCAGTTGATCCCGATAAATTAGATGGAGTTGAATTTGAACTACCCAACCTACAAGAACTCGTCGCGTATTGTGCGCGAGTATCGAATCCAAGCAATCAGTCCAATAGCGACACTTCAGAAAAACTCATCAAATACCTCATACGAAACAAGCACTGGAGCCCACTTGAAATGGTCTCAGTCTGTCTCGAAATCGAAACCACAAGAGACATTGCAAGACAGCTCCTGCGACACAGAAGTTTCTCGTTCCAAGAATTCAGCCAGCGATATGCTGACCCAACTAAGGAACTCAATTTTGTACTTAGAGAAGCTAGACTCCAAGACACAAAAAATAGACAAAATAGTATAAAGACTAATGATGCTGAGTTGCAGCAACAGTGGAATAAACTTCAAGATAATGTAATTAAAGAGGCTATCAATGCGTACAGTTGGGCGATTAGTAATGGCATCGCAAAGGAGCAGGCGCGAGTGGTTCTTCCTGAAGGAAACACGCTCTCAAGACTATACGTCAACGGAACACTTAGATCTTGGATCCACTACATTGAACTTAGAGATGGGAATGGAACACAGCTTGAACACGCAGAAATTGCAAGAGCATGTGCAGAAGTGATTGCAAATGTATTTCCAATAATTAAAAGTATAAGAGAGGGTTGAATGAAAAATGAAATTGTTTTAGACTATAGTAGAGACTCACTCTTTGATGAATTAGGAATTAAGCGACTCAAAGAATCGTACATGCGAGAAGATGAAGTATCACCACAGGAGAGATTTGCATATGTTTCAAACGCTTTTGGATCGAATAAAGATCATGCTCAGCGTCTGTACGATTATTCTAGCAGGCATTGGCTTAGTTATTCTACTCCCATTCTTAGTTTTGGTCGCTCTAAGCGTGGCCTTCCTATCAGCTGTTTTCTTCCGTTCTTACATGATAGTGCAGAAGGATTGGTAGACTGTCTTGCTGAGGTGAATTGGCTTTCAATGCTAGGAGGTGGAGTTGGAATTGGTATCGGCATTCGTAGTTCAGATGATAAGTCGGTTGGAGTCATGCCCCACCTTCGCACATATGACGCATCATCTCTCGCTTATAGACAAGGTAGGACTCGTCGCGGTAGCTACGCTACATACCTCGATATTTCTCATCCTGACATTCTTCTATTTCTTGAAATGAGAAAGCCTACGGGCGATCCAAATCTTCGTTGCTTGAATCTACATCATGGGATCAATATTCCAGATGCATTCATGAAGATCATTGAAAATTCAATGCTGGATAAGAACTTCGATGATTCGTGGGAATTGCGTGATCCACATAGCAATGAGGTGCGAGAAGTAGTTTCTGCTAAAGACTTGTGGCAGCGCATTCTTGATATTCGTATGCAAACTGGCGAGCCCTATCTACACTTCATCGACGCAAGCAATAGAGCAATGCCGCAGTTTCAAAAAGACTTGGGCTTGTCAATTAAACAAAGCAATCTATGCTCAGAAATTATTTTAGCTACAGATAGAACTAGAACTGCCGTGTGTTGCTTGTCATCAGTTAATCTGGAGTATTTTGATGAATGGAAAAATCATCCAACTTTTTTGCGTGATATTGCTGAAATGCTTGACAATGTTCTTCAGTATTTCATTGATAACGCGCCTACCGCCGTGGAACGTGCAAGGTTCTCTGCCAGACGCGAGCGGAGTATTGGTATCGGTGCTCTTGGCTTTCATGCTTATCTACAACGAAATAACACACCGTTCGAATCAGCACTCGCAGTAGGAAGAAATAGACAAATTTTTAAACACATTAGAGAAGGATTAAACAATGCAAATCTTGAATTGGGTAAAATACGAGGCGAAGCGCCTGATGCAGTTGGCACTGGCTTACGATTTAGTCATCTTATGGCCATTGCTCCTAATGCTAGTTCTTCCATCATTATGGGGAACACTAGCCCTAGTATTGAGCCTTATCGGGCTAATGCTTATCGGCAAGATACTCTTTCGGGATCTTCGTTAAATAAAAACAAATGGCTTGATAAAATAATTAAAAATATTGTAAAGGATGATGAAGAGTATCAATCTATTTGGTCAAGCATTATTGCTAACGATGGTAGTGTACAACATTTAGATATTCTTGACGATTGGACAAAGGATGTATTCAAGACTTCTATGGAGATTGATCAGCGTTGGCTAGTTAATCATGCTGCAGATAGACAAGAATACATAGACCAAGCACAATCGTTGAATTTATTCTTTAGACCCGACGTTAATATCAAATATCTACATGCTGTACACTTTCAAGCATGGAAGCAAGGTTTAAAGACACTTTACTATTGTCGTTCTGAGAAGATTGGTAAAGCAGATAAAGTTGCAAAGCGAATTGAACGTGATGCAATCAAAGAATTAGATATGAAAGCACTTATCGATGGTGACACCTGTTTAGCTTGCGAAGGATAAAAAAATGTTAGAAACAATTTGCGACGTATTAGTAGAAGGTTATAATCGTAATTGGAGCACAAGTAGAGACTCCAATGTTAGTATTCGTCATTCTGATAGGGATCATTTTTATATAACTCCCACTGGTGTTAGAAAACAAACACTACAACCAGATCAGTTTAAAAAGATTGGGATTTTTGGTGATTATTGGAAAGATATGCCATATACGGATATCAGTGCCAATTTAAAACCAAGTGGTGAGATACCTTTACATTTCGGGCTACAAAAGAAACTAGGTCAACATAGAGAAGTTAGAGTTGTTGTGCATCTACATCCAACTTATTGTGTTGCTGCTATGCATGCCGGGATTCAATTGAATGAACTTTCTAAAGATTTTCCAGAACTTAGTAGATATACAAAAGTTGCTCCTAATGTGGGTGATGTTCCTCCTATTAGTCAAGAACTAGGTGATCAGTGTCATGAAAAATTAGAACTTGATCCTTTTAGCGGTCATATCAAATATGACATTGTGGGTATTAAAGGTCATGGTGTTGTAGCAATAGATAGTAGTCCATGGCGAGCATATGAGCATATCGAACGTTTAGAGCATATATGCAAAATCGTACTAGTGAGTGGAAACTATAATATAAAATAATATGAATAATGTCTTTGTTTGGTGGTTATTTCGAATAGTCGAAATGATCACCTGCCTACATATCATAATAAATGTTTGGCGTCACTGGTAACAAAGGAGTAAAATGCATTACAAATCAATCTTCATATCTGATGTTCATTTGGGATCTAAAGAATGTAAGGCTGATAGACTAAACAATTTTCTAAAAGAAAATAGTTGTGATACATTATACCTTGTTGGTGATATT